TGAACAACAATCTTTCGTCCGGTTGGAATCGCTCCCGATGCACCACAAAAAGCAAAAGACCCATCATGTATCTTAACAATTTTATCAGATTTAATGTCTTCAGCATTTTCAGTTTTTGTACTTGTATCACAACTAAATAACATAGTTGACATAATAATACTTAAAATAATTTTTTTCATAATTTTTTAGTTTTTTATTTATAAATACACCGTTAAACAAAAACCCCACCTTTTCAAGTGGGGTTTTCAATATTAAGTTAACTTATTATACGTTTTCTTCACCTTCTTGTGTCGGTTCCTCTGTTGGGTATTCCTCAACGATTGGTTCCTCATATACTTCAGGTTCAGTATAAACAACTGGTTCTTCAACAACCACAGGAGTTTCTTCTTTAACTTGTGTAACTACAACAACTGGTGGTTGTGGTGGTCTTGGTGTTATTGGGTATTCCACAGCACTTGATAGTGATGTTCCATCTTCCTCGTCAACCTTTTGAATTAACATCTTGTCTCTGTCTTCAGAGTTGAACCAGTAATCAACAACCTTATTAAGATTACCAACAAACGCTCCAAATAATATCAATAACATTTCTTTCCAACTTTCTTCAATGGACACACCAAAAAATATTGCGGAGTTTATACCGGCAATGATAAAGAAGAATAAAAACAATACAATCATTGTTATCTTCCATCTGTTTGCCTGCATCTGTTGAAGCATGTAATAAAATCTATTTTTATCTTCAACCTTTACATACGGAGTTTCACCGAATAACATTCTTTTAAATCTACTCATTTTTTTATTTTTTTATTTATTTATCCTTGTTAGGACTTGCCCCATACTTCACCCCAAGTATTGTTCCCACGATACTGAAACTATTTGTTAATAGAATACCAAACATATTACTCCAAGTAGAGCCGATGATGTCTGTATCCATTCCTATTGACATAGAATAAACATATATACCAGTCGTAATAAATCCAACACCTATGATTACATAGAGAGCAACTCTAACAATATTATTAATCAACTCAAATTGAGTTTTCTTCTGTATTAAATCCAAATTGTTTTCCGCTTCGTTTTTAGCGTTTTCAGCAGTTATTCTTGCTTGTTCAGATTGTTTCATCGCCTCAACAAGTTCGGCACTAATCTTTTCGTTTTCTAATTTCCATTCAAGAAGTTCAGAGTTTTGACTCTCAATCTGATTGTTTTGGTTCTCCATACCTGTTAAAGTATTTTGGAGTTCCTCAAGTATTCTTTGGTTTTCTTCGTTAAGTTCAGTCAAGTCTTTGTTCTGAACCTGAACCTGTTTGGTCATCTCTAAACGTTTACGTCTAGTTGTCGTATCCTTTTCAATACAAGTTTTAAGATACTCTTTAAACTCTTGGTCATCTTCAGCATCTATTAATTTAGTAATGTTACCCTCAAGACCAATGTTCTTGGTCTTAAAGGTCTCCATTAATATCTTCTTTGTATTTTTATCTAAAACAATCATTTATAAACTTTGAAAGGGTTTGTTCTGTTCTTATATCCGTCGTAGTCTTTCTTAAACTCTTCAAGTCTTGGTTCAATGTCATCCGACTTGATAATCCAAAACTGAGCACCAGCCTGAACTGCCTTAGCCTGTTCTTCAGGTTCGTTACTTGAAGATATGATACCGATAACTACATGGTTACCATATTCAAAGTTAATCTTACGGATAAGTTCAATACCATCAAAGGATGAACCTATAATGTTTAAATCCACAAACACACATTCAGGTTTTTGTGATGTATCTTTTTGCCATCCAGCAAATAGTTTAGCAGCTTCATCCGAACTGTTCAAACTTCTTAATGACAATGTAATGTCAAGTAATGAACAAGAGTCCTCAAAAACTAGATGAAAAAGGTCTTCATCATCAACCAATAAAATTGAATCAATCATTTTTACACATATTTAAAATTTATTTTATTTTTTTTTATTTTTTGTTTAAAATTTGAATACCCTATATTAACAGATAACGCAGCATCTTTAAGAGTATCATAATAAATACCATTTTCAGTATTTAAAACTATTTTAGAATTTGGGTTATTACCTGAAGTTTTTTTACCTTTTTTTGAATTACTCATTTTAATTTTAGATTCTTCTGTAAATTTAACCCCTTTATTCCAAGTTTGTCTTCCTTTTGAATTTTCCGACATTTTTTTCTTGCTCTCCTCACTCATTTTTTTTCCTAATCTATATTGTCGTATTTTTTCACAATGTTCTTTTGTTTTTTTAACACCTTTATTAGTAATACTTTGTTTTAACCTAGATTCGTCAGTTCTTTGTTTCCCTCTATTTCCATTACCTAACAAATACCTAGTATCTTCATTAATCACCCGATTCAAAGTCCCTTCACCTCCATCAGTCATATTAGATAAAATACCAGTTTTATTATTTATTCTACCATATTTTTTTATTAGTTCTATCTCAATTTCACAAGCTTCATCCCATTCAATATTATTATGTAATATTTCAACTAAAATTTCAGTTTTATTTTTAATTCTTTCCCATATTTCATTTCTTTCAGAGAACTTATTAGCCCGATAAAAATTTAAATCACTACCAATCCCAATATAAAAAGGTTCATTAGTGTCTTTTCTAATATGTTGGTAAACGTATGCCACTTATTTTATTTTTATTTTCATTTTGGTTCCACCTTCAATTTTTTCACAACTCAATTTAAAACCATGTTCTTCTAATATCGCAACACATATATTCAACCCAAGACCCTTCTCTTCACCAGTGACATCAGCCTTCTTTGAGTATTTTGTTAAATGTTTTTCAAGTTGTTTTTGTGAGAATCCTTTACCGTTATCCTCAACTATTAAATATTCTTCTTCGTTGTATATCTTAACTTTTTTAACTTCACTATCGTTATATGATAAACCATTCTTAATTAAGTTCTCAACCGCATTACAGAATAAAGTCTCATTCACTTCCATATCACCCAAGTCAGATATCTCAACCTGTGAACTATATGAATTTGGTGAAATGTATTTCCAAATCAAATCTTTAAGATTAACCACAGATTTATTTAACACAACATTTTGTTTAACAAGATTGGTAAACTCATAAACACTCTTATAAACTTTTTGCGTATGGTTTAATCCTTCTTTAACCATCTTAAGTGCCCCTTCAATCTTTAATCTTTGGATGTCCTCAACGGTTAATCTTTTTTCTAATGATGTAATACCTCTTGGCATGTATGTGTTAATACCTGAGTGCATGTCATGTCTAATGATTCTTGCAGCGTGTTCCAAGTAACTATTCTTCTTAGCAATATCACTAATCTGTTGTTCAATCTCAACATCCTGTACTTGTATTCTCTTTCTTTGTAAGACAACCGCCAATATTAAAACAAACAGTATAACAACACCTAAAGCACCATAAAGGTATTTCTTCAAGGTCTCTCTTTGTTTTTCCAAATCAGTTTTTTCAGTCATCAAATTTCCATTCTCATCCATTAAGTCATCAGTCTCCAAAGTCAAACCGATGATATTCTTTTCTTTACTTAACGAAGTAATGGTATTTTCTTTTGATTTTATAAGTTCTTCATTTCTTATAGCTTGAGCTAATAATAAATCTCGTTCTGCGGTAAGTTTATTAATCTTGTTATCAATTTGAACTAATACATTTTTTAAATCTTCTTTAGGTAAATCAGTATACGATTTTGGTAAGTCAGTTAAAAACTGTAAGTCTTCAGCAATACTTGCTAAATCACTTTCAGACAATTTAGTTTCATCAACTGGTTCAGGTTCAGGTGGAATCCAAGTTGTAACGATTTCTTGTATATCCATAGCCGCAACTTGACTAGTATCACCATCAATCTGTAAATTATCGTTAGACCATGAAACGTCAATTCCGTCAACTAATGTATCGTTGTAATTCAAATTTTGTGAGTGTAAACCTGTCGATACGAGTGTTACTAAAATCAATAATATTATCTTTTTCATTACTTTTTTAATTCTTCTTTTAATAAACTTTTATTTTTCCAAATCCATGATTCATATCTTCGAGTTATACCATTAAAATCAAGAAACTTTAAATTGTGAAAATAATTTGTTGCTGGTGCGAACTGCATATCAAACTCTTCTCTGAATTTTTTATATTCTTCATACTCACTTTTAGTCATTTTTTCAAAAACAAGAATTTTTCCGTATTCATGAGTGTAAAGATTGTAATCATCTAAATTCACAAAATATAACTTGTTGTATGGGGGTATAGTGTATATGAACGCTCCATTTGTAGCGTATTCCCAAAGAGTCATATTCAATTCATCAGCCCATTTATATGTCGTATCTGCTACATATTTGATACTATCTAACATGTTAGGTATATTTTCAACAATGTTATTTAAACTATCTATCTTATTATTTAAGGATGTGATTTTTTTACCTTGTTCTCTAATAATCCTTCTTTGTGTTTCAATTGCTTTATTAATATCAACAGATTGTTTAACAGATAGGATAACAACAGAGTCACCTCTATAGATTGTTTGAATTGGGTATTTAATTTGACTAAACCCAAACAAAGAAATTGTTAAGAAAATAAAAGTTAGTAATGTTTTCATTTAAATTTGATTTTCATTTTAGTTCCTGTTTCATTTTTTTCACAGGTTATTTTAAATCCGTGTTCTTCTAAAATGGCAACACAGATATTCAATCCTAAACCAGTACCCGATTCTTTTTGACCTTCTTTTCTGGTGTATGGTTTTGATAAATAATTAAAATCTTCTTGGGTAATACCTCTACCATTATCCTGTATGAATATCATATCACCTTCAGAGTATATCTTAACAAACTTGGTATCTGAATCATTATATTTTAAACCATTCCTAATTAGGTTATCCAATGCTGTACAAAACAATGGTTCATTAACTTCAATCGTTGGTAGGTTATCATCCAACATAACCTGACTAATGTATGCCGTCGAGGACAAATAGTCCTTGAGAATGTCCTTGATGTTAAATTCAGTTTTATTAAGAACAACATCTTTCTTTACCAGATTGGTAAATTCATAAACACCTTTATAAACTTTCTGTGAATGCTTAAGTCCTTCCTTAATCATTTTAAGTGGTGCCTCAATTTTAAGTTTAACAATATCTTCTTGAGTTAATCTTCTCTCCAACGAGTTAACACCTCTTGGTATATAGGTATTAATACCTGAATGCATATCGTGTCTCAATATCTTAGCAGCATGTTCCAAGTATGTATTCTTTCTTTCAATCTCTTTCTTCTGTTCGTAAGAATTCGTGATATCAATAGCGATTTTCATAACACGATAAATCTTACCATCAGTATCAAAAATAGGATTGTAGGTCGCTTGTAAATAAACTAAAGACCCATCTTTTTTAACTCTAACAATTTCCCCTGAAAATAATACACCACTTCTTAATTTTTCCCAAAAAAGACAATAATCCTCACTTTTCTCATAATCATCTTCCACAAAAATTCTGTGATGTTTTCCAACTATTTCATCCTGTGATGGATATCCCATAGTTTTTATAAACAAATCATTGGCAAAAATAATATTACCTTCTAAATCAAATTCAATAACCGCATTAGATTTATTGATAGCGGTCATTCTATTAGTAAGTTCATTTTCTAATTTAATTAACTTATCTACAGATTCTTTAGATATTGAATTTTTATTAGATTTGATAAAGTCTTTAATCATTAATATTGATATAGGAATTAACAAAATAAAACAAATGTATTCAATACCACGTGTAACTCTTGTTGATTCCTGTATTTCAAGTAAAACAGATGTTTTAACCAAAAAGAATACAGACATTATTAAAATAGAAAAAAGTAAATAGATTTTTGTATTTTTCGTCATATTTCATAAATACCTTTATTAAATAAAAAAACCCCTCAAAGTGAGGGGTTTTAACATTAGTTGGTTATGAACTACTTACCAACTTCTTCAAAATCTACATCAGATACTTCAGAATCATCAGTCATGGTTTCATTCATATCAGACGATTGACTATAAAGATTTGCGGTAATCCCTTGAAACACGTTATTAATGTTCTCAATTCCTTCCTTAATCTTCTCAATGTCCTTTGATGAATGAGCAGATTTCAATTCTTCAAGAGCAGTTGTTACCTCTGACTTTTGTTCTTCCGTGATTTTATCTTCAATATCTTTTAAAGACTTTTCCACTTGGAAGATTGTTGTGTCAGCTTGGTTGATAACCTCAGCATCTTCTTTTGCTTTCTTATCTGATTCAGCGTTCATCTCCGCCTCTTGTCTCATCTTTTCAATCTCTTCTTTCGAAAGTCCTGATGATGATTCAATGCGGATATTTTGTTGTTTGTTAGTTCCTTTGTCTAATGCCGATACATTGATGATACCATTAGCATCAATATCAAATGTTACCTCAACCTGTGGAATACCTCTTTGTGCCGGTGGGATACCATCCAAGTGGAAACGTCCAATACTTCGGTTGTCTTTAGCCATCGCTCTCTCACCTTGTAATACATGGATTTCAACGGTAGGTTGGTTATCAACCGCAGTTGAGAATACCTGTGACTTCTTAGTCGGGATAGTCGTGTTAGCCTCAATTAACTTTGTGAATACTCCACCCATAGTTTCAATACCAAGTGATAGTGGTGTTACATCTAATAACAATACATCTTTAACATCACCTGCTAATACACCTGCCTGAATTGCTGCTCCAAGAGCAACAACCTCATCAGGGTTAACACCCTTTGATGGTTCCTTACCGAAGAACTTCTTAACTGCTTCCTGAATTGCCGGAATACGTGTTGTTCCTCCAACCAAAATGATTTCGTCAATATCACTTGTCTTAATTCCTGCGTTCTTCAATGCCGACTTACAAGGAGCAATAGTTCTTTCAACCAAACTATCAACAAGTTGTTCAAACTTAGCCTTAGTTAAAGTTCTTACCAAGTGTTTCGGTATACCATCAACAGGCATAATATATGGTAAGTTAATCTCCGTAGATGGTGAAGAAGATAATTCAATCTTCGCCTTCTCAGCTCCTTCACGAAGACGTTGAAGAGCCATAGCATCTTTGGTCAAGTCAATTCCGTTTTCATCTTTGAACTCTGTAACCAACCAGTCAATGATTGCTTGGTCAAAGTCATCACCACCAAGGTGTGTATCACCATCAGTAGACAATACTTCAAACACACCATCACCAAGTTCCAACACAGATACGTCATGTGTTCCACCACCACAGTCAAACACAACAATCTTCATATCTTTAGATTGTTTGTCCAATCCGTAAGCAAGTGCTGCCGCAGTTGGTTCGTTAACAATTCTCATCACCTTCAATCCCGCAATCTCACCAGCTTCTTTTGTAGCTTGACGTTGAGCATCGTTGAAGTATGCCGGTACGGTGATAACCGCTTCAGTAACTTCACTTCCCAAATAGTCCTCAGCAGTTTGTTTCATCTTTTGAAGAACCATTGCGGAAATTTCTTGTGGTGAATACTTTCTATCCTCAATCTCAACACGAGGAGTTCCACCATCACCCTTAACCACTTTATAAGGTACACGTTTAACCTCACCCTTACTTTCATCAAAACTTGTTCCCATGAAACGTTTGATAGATGAGATAGTCTTATCAGGATTAGTAACCGCCTGACGTTTAGCCGGGTCGCCAACCTTTCTCTCACCACCATTTAAGAAACCCACAATTGAAGGGGTGGTTCTTTTTCCTTCACTGTTTGTAATTACAACTGGTTCGTTACCTTCCATTACGGCAACACATGAATTAGTTGTTCCAAGGTCAATACCTATAATTTTTCCCATAGTTTAATTTAATTTTGTTTAATAATATTGATTATTTTTTATGGAGTCAAGTCCGACCCCCATTATTAAACAATGTACCAAAGAAAAAAGTATGACAAATTGTCACTGAAATAACGTTCTTGTTTCAAGATAGTTTTGGTATATGTCAGCAATTTCAGTTGCGCTGAGAGCTCTATCATAAACCAATACAACTGCCATACCACCAAAATAGTTTTCAGTAACTGATTTTGCACCAGCAAGCTGTCCAATAACCCATCCTTCACCAATATCCGAGTTCCATGATTCAACTAAATAACTTTCTTCATTTGTTTCTTCAAGACTATCATTATAATAAAAACTAGTTGTCGTTGTTCCACCACTATTGGTTTCAAAAACATATGAGAATTGAGCCCAAACACCTGAAGTGTAATTGGTAGCACCTTGTCTAGTTTTTAAACCATCGGTAGTATCACGAACCGTGAAATAAAAAGTTATTGAAAACTTATCATCGTAAATACCAACATAGTTTGAACGATTATTTGACCTAACTGAAAATACTGAATGAGTTCTAGTATCAGCAACTGCTGCCGGTGAACCCCAAAATATTACAGTAAAATCTTGTCCTAAGTTTTCCTGTTTTGATGACGTAAAGTATTCAGTTGGGGAACCATCATCTATAAAATCAAAAAATAAACTGTTGTCAAAATGTTGGATTATTCTTGAATTACCTGAAAATCCACTCATAGTAGACATTCCGAAATCATACCACGTTGGGTTTGTCCATGGATAGGATGCAACAAACCCAGAATCGACACCAAAAGTTAATCCTGATGTTGGTATATTAGGATAATTCATATTAACACAGACCATTTCACCTAGACCACCTCTAGTATAACCATCATCTTTAAACCAATTCAATGCATCCGGTAATGAACCAAAAGTAGGAAAACCTGCGGTTACATTATTAACAAAGTTTATAACATCTGATTGGTTGTCATATTGAACACATCTATATTTGTCATTGGCATTACCTGTATTACCAATTGTTGTTCCTGTATAATAAATGGTGTAGGTCGCTTCATCTATTGTACGAGCATCAACCCCCTGATACCATCCAGTACCTGAAGAAGGTCCGTAAGGTCTATTAACATCAATACCAAAATACCATGTATTAATGTTTAAATAATTTGAGTCGTAATTAAAGGTATTTGGAAACCCTTGTGTGGTATAATCTATTTTAATTTTGTTTGGAGTAATACTATTATATATGATAGCCATACTAATAAGTATTACACAACAGATTTAATTTTGTCATATAAAGTGGAAACCTCAGGATGATTGTATTCAATCCATTTGATTAACTGTTCATGCCATCTACCCTCACCAAATAAACCATCAAGTTTTTCTTTAATAAAATCCTCAATAAATATTTTAGGAACAGTATTATCATAATGATGTCTTATACGTATCTTAAAAAGATTTTCGTAACTTTCCGCGTCATAAAATAAAACCGAATCAATTTCATTTATATCATCCACATCATTCAAATCACTATGATAATAACCATCAACATACTCAACATTAATATGTTCAGGCATCATATCCTCAATAACATTATAAATCATGTTCTGAAGTTTCTGATATTGATGTGGTGTTAATTTATATTTCATCTTAAAGAATAAAGTTTTGAAACTCTCTTTAACATATTATTAGCCGTGAATTTAAACTTTCTTTCAAAGTATTCAAAAAACTTCTTTGGGTCTTTTCTAACGGCCAATGGTATTGCGTCAATCTTCGATGGACTAACACCATTCGCAACCGTATGTTCAACAATCTTTTCCAAAATATCATTCCATTCAAAAATCCATTCATAAGCCTTCTCAACCGCCACCTCTTTAAATATCATATCTTGGAGACTATTAATCTTTTTTAATGATTCAAATAAATCATCCGCTGAGAAATCTCTTAATTCTTTAATCTCTTTAAAAACCGATGTACCCCTTAAAGCTTCAATGAAATCTTCATAACTATCAATTTTAGTCCTTCTTAAAATATGTGACACCTGTGGAATACGAGCGTCTTGCTCAAAGTTCAAAGTCAAATAAATCAAATGTAAAAAATTATTCCATTCAGGTAAGAACTCACTTTTAATAGCGTTAACCAATACATTTGTTGCCTGTCCCTTACCAAATCCTATCTGACCCTTATTAGTATATCTCTTATACAACTGATAAGCATGTAATAACTCATGTGAAATAACTGACTCCAACGTTGGAGATAACAATTCCAGATTATCCCACGTTTCCTCATCCATTCTAATATGGAAATCAAACATACTAATATCAAACACATCACCACTCTTGAAGTCAGCAGCATCAAAACTATGTGACGCATCAACATTAAGATTACTTTTATAAACCGCCTGTAAAACACCCTCTTCAAAGATTTCAAACTTAATATCAATAGGGTTTTTATACATCGGAAACTTACCCCACTCCTGTTCATCAAAGCTTTGAGTTTCCTTAACCATGTTCCAAGATTTATCACCGTCAATTTCAATCTCACCCCTACGCATAACACTTTCACCAATGGTTTTAACATCAATCTCAACCTCCTCTAATGGTTCATTGGATGACTTGAAAGAATAGAGCAGTTTTTTAACGACCTCAGCAAATACCGAAGTCATCATTTCAATATCAGAAGGAACACCTACAGCTTCACGAAGTAGGTTTCTTATTTTCAGTTTGTTTGATACGGACATTTTTCTCAAATAATTCTTTATTCCTTTCGTATAAAGATAAATCAGTAGAAAACATCAGTTTCTTAATCTGTTCCTCTGTAAAACCTTCAAATGGATTTTTCATAATACGAATATAATGATAAATATTAATAAAACCAAAAAACCCCCTAAATAAATTAGAGGGTCTTTTTAGTAGTCGGAGCGGGAATCGAACCCGCACGGACGTAATGTCCACAAGATTTTAAGTCTTGCGTGTCTACCTGTTCCACCATCCAACCAACAAGTGCGCCCTACAGGAATCGAACCTGTCACCCACTGATTATGAGTCAGTTGCTCTAACCGAATGAGCTAAGGGCGCTTTACTTCCAAAACAACTGAACCATCAGTATCAAAAAACTCAAACCTAAACACACTCCCGTTTTAACCGTTATAGGTTCACCAAACAATGTAATAGATAAGATTGTAAACATAATTGTTCCCAACACAAATCCTATCAACCTTGATGGCCACAACTGTCCGTTGAAGTGCTCAACCATCAAACCAACTGATGTCATAAATAAAATTGAAATCGGAATACCCATTAGTACGACCAACCATTGGTTGTTTTTCATCCAATCATACTTCCATCTTCCTTGTAGTTGTAAGAAGGTTAGTACTTGAGCAAGTAACCCCACTAACATTCCTAAAATCAATTTCATTAACAAATATAGGATGAAATTTTTAGATAATCAAATTATCTTGGTTGTCTAAAGGAAAGATTATACTCATCTAAATCAACGGAACCTCTAAGTTCATCTTGTAACTCATTTTTAAAATTTGTATAATCGGCAAATTGTTCCTTTGTTAAATTAGTAAATAAGATTTTTAGTTCAGGATTGCTGTCTCTATCCCAACTAAATTCTGTATTAGGATAGTTTGTTCTCTTAATTGCCTCTTCAATTTTATCATTGATATCTGATAGGTAATCATAATTAATGAACTCATCATAAACTTTATAATATTCTTTTGGTAAACCTGTTGAATTAAAAAACTCATTAAATACACCTTCAAACTTTCTTGACCAATCATATGTAAACCTTGGGATTCCAGTTAATTTTTTTGTTGAGGGTCTAAAAAACTTGGTGTATTCTTCATCATATTGTCCACTGTTTTTATCAGTCTTGGCAACATCAGTATAAACCTTCAATGCTCGTCTATTATCAAAATCAACAAACTCATATTTAACATCCTTTGGGATGTTCATTTTAGTTTTTAAAAAACTACTCAATATTTGTTCTTTCTTTGTCATATAATTTATAAATACAAATATAAACAAAAAACCCCATCATTTACGACAGGGTTTAATAATTTTTGTTTTAAGATTACTTGGTATAAGTTCTCAAACAATGTGCGGTCCAAGCTAAACAACCAAGAACCACTGGAACCAAGAAACCTGAACCACCCATAAGGGCTAAGTGAAGAGCAACTGCTCCTGACATTACTGAAGACAAGATAACTGCTCCGTAAATTGATGTTCTTGGAATACAAAGAGCTACAACACCGGCAACTTCCATCACACCAACAAGTGCCATGTAAGGTAGTAAGTTCATTGCGGTGAAATTAGTGACTTGTTGTTCAGCACTAACAATTTTTGTTAGTCCGCTCATTCCAAGCATAAAGGTAACGATTGCAGTTAACAACCATCCCAAATTTTTAAGTGTAAGATATTTTTTCATATTCCAATTATAGAATATTAACTTTGGATTGTCAATTATTTTTTATAAGGAATTGTTTTAGTCCATTTTAACCTATACTGACCATTAACTTTGTCAAATGGTTCAAAACTAAATCTAAAATCACCTATGTTAGCATACACTGGATAAATTGGGAACTCATAATCTTGTTTAACATGGAACGCATTTATACCAACCTTACTTTTGTTTAACTTTTCTAAAAAAGTTTTAGGTGTTTCTTTATTTAGTAAATTAATACCCATCTTTTTAGCGTCCTGAATAATATTATTATCAATATTAATTTCAGCATTTTTAGGAATTGCTACAGGACCATCCTTTGTTTGTTCGGTAATAACTCTTTTTATAATTCTAACCAAATCACTCTCAGTTAAGTTAATAATTTTTTTCATACCTTATAAATAGATTTAATCAGAAAATTTAAAAGGATACTTTTTCATCAAAATATTAGGATTAATTTCAGATATATCGACACCAAGTGTGTTTTCAACCCAAATACCTATATTATCTTTTGATACAGTTTTATCAATAGTGAAAAAATCACATATCTCCCTAATCAAATCAGGTGAAATAAAACAATAATGTTTAGTGATATCAAATACAATTTCAGAATACGTATCATTTTCTGAATTTAAAAAATATATATAACCGTCTTTTTCAATTTGAATGAAGTCCTGGTTATCCAAATATTTAAAGATGACTCTGTCTAATTGTGATTCTGTGATTATATATTTCATTTATAATACTTACTCAGGTTCGTCACTCTTGGGGCTCTTATAACCAATTTTTTCAAATGGTTCTCTATTTTCTTTTTTAGCACTATAAAATAACTCATACATCATATTGAGTAACCTTGTCTCCCCAATAAGTTTTAATAACTTACTACTAACAATAATACTTCTGTTTAAAACAAGTTTTCTTGTGTTTTTCTTGGTTAAGTATCTTTCATAGATACTATCAGTTACAATTTCAATTACTTTACTTTTTGGTAATCCATCTTCAATCAATAAAACAGTATCATTATACACCACAGCGTTAACATCCGGCATTTCTAATAATCGTCTAAAAACTTCCTGAACCGCATTAGTTGCATTTTCAGCTGATTGTATAAATCCAAGTTTATGAAGAAGTGACCTGTAAATTTTAACACCGAGATTATACCCAAGTAATGATTTAGGTAGTCCTACCGGGAAGTGAGTTCTATTTCTTGGCTGGTCAGTGTACATGTAAATCCATATTGTTTCTATAAACTCCCTGTAATCAGCAGCCATTTGAGCAATCTTACTAAGAGGATTTAATCCGTTTGTATAACCATTCTTATTTAATTCTTCATACAACTCAGTCATCTCTTTCATTTTATTAGTTATGTTTTTTGGTAACATAACATAAAAAAACTTATTTGGTTCATAAAAATTGATGTCTTCCCATTTAAGATTTCGGAGTTCACTATCAATTTCGGAGTAAAGGTTATTACATTTTTTAACCATCTTCTTTAACTCACTTCTTGATTCTTCACTCTTTTCTTTATCTATAAGAGATTTGACAAGATAGTTCTTTGGCTGGGAAGCTCGTAGCTTACCCATACTGAGACCCATCTCTTTAACTTCTGTTTCTTCTCTTATGATTTTTTTGATTAAATCCCTCATACCAAATAAATATCACATTGTTTTTCTTTTTTTAAAGTATTAGAACATGTAATTTTTTGTATATTAGCCCAAATAAAATATTTATTGACAGAATGAAAAAAGAAATTATTACTGAAACTCGTAGAATCAAAGAGATTATGGGGGTTAATACTGAAAATATGATTAATGAATCAATATATGTAAACGAACCCAATTTAACCGATGAACAAAAATCAAAGATTGATAAGTTTATATCCGACTTAGAAGAAAAATGTTTGGAACATAATATAACATTATTCACCCCAAACACACTCGGAGTTCAATATCCAGGTGAAAATATTCAAACAAACGGATATTTTGACCCAGATAGACGAGTTCTTGCTTGCGCAACAGGAAAAGAACTTAATAAATGGTTACTTATTTTACTTCACGAAGCATCACATATGGACCAATTCATTGAAAATGACCCATTGTTCAATTCTTTATTAGGTTTAGAGGAAACTTTTAAATGGATTGAGGGCTCAGATGATATTGACATTAATAAGATTGATGAAGAAATTAAATCAGGTATTGCCGTTGAGGTGGATTGTGAGAAAAGAACCGTCGAAAAGATTAAAAAATATGATTTAGAATTTGTTGCAAATTCTGAGGTATACACTCAAAAGTCAAACGCTTATGTACTGTCCTACCTATGGATGAGACAAAAAAGAAAATGGTACAAGATTGGTTTTGAACCGTACAATATTGAGTCAGTTTACACAAAGATGCCAAAAACATTTGATATTGATTACACAAAATTAACTGATGATGTCTTTGACGCATTTGAACATTTACAACTTTTATCAAATCAAGAATAATAAAAAACCCCTCACATCGGAGGGGCTTTAAGAAACCTTGTTGATATTTTTTTAGTCAATGATAATAGCTCTCAACGAGTAGGATGTCAATGAATCTGATTTTATGTAAATTAGTTTATTTTCATTTCTCTTTAAGAAATTATCTAAAGTGTCATTATATGTTAACATAACATAATGTTTACCATCAATACTTACTTTAGTGTCCATAGTATAATGAATTTCAGTTTTGGTTCTAACCATTTGTTTACCACATTGAGGACAGAATTTCCAAGATGATTTCTTTATCTTGGTTCCACAATTTGAACAATGTGTAATATTCACTTCTGTTGCAGTCAATGGTTTTTCAGACAAAGGTAATATTCTCCATGTTGAATAGTGTGATGGGAATGAATTAAAATTCATAACAACTGATTCAAACTCTTGTTTTGAGTCTGAACTTTTCTCAATTCTACCAGTCTCTTTGAACCTGTCGGTTTGTAATGATTTTTTTAAGTTTTGTGAACTGTTCGTATTATACGAATCGTTGGTATAAAAAGCGTTTGAGTCACCTGCGAAAGTATTACTGTTAGATGTTAAACTAACATTTGTGTTATAATACTTAGCGTTTTGACCCCAATTTATACTATACGTACCTGTGGTTATAGTGTTTATATCACCATGCCATTTATCATTAGTCCAAGTACTATTAGCGCTACCCGCCAACGTCATAATTGGGTTAGTCAAATAAACACTCTCATCATAGAATTCAACGACAACCTCACCATTGTTTTGGATGGCTTCTTGGACTTCCGTTGATGATGAGTTAACCTCATATACATCAAATTTGAACTTCTTAGCTTCGTTCAAATATCTTTCCAAGAATACTCTTTGACCAGGTTTGATAATAATACCACCACCTGATAGGTAATTCCCATTGATTTTTATTTTTGCTAAAACTGAAATTGATTTTGGGTTGAAGATTTCTACCTCAAATTCTTCCCCGTTGTTAAGATAAACGTTTGAGCCGTTTTGTTTTAATCTTTGTTTCCCTGTCGTAATATAAGCGGACGGAAACTTCTTGAGTTTTGTGTAATACATTTTTTTCCTTATTTTATTTTTTATGTTTATTGAACCCCACTTTGTTGGTATTTCTCCAACTCAACTGTCTCATCGGACAGGTGGACCTCATCAACAAGGTTTCATTAATAACTATAAGGTAATTTGTTTTTTTGTAAATAAAAAACCCCACTCAAGGTGGGGTTTAAGATTGTCGGTTATAATTCACACCAACCAAGACATACCTTACCAAAGGTAATCTTTTGAACTAATTTGCAAATATATTTCTTCATACTTTATAAATATTATATTAATATAAAAACCCCACTCTTTTGGAGATGGGGTTTAACAAACTCGGGCCCAGCGAGCCAATATTTCAGGAAGCGCCCTTTTTAAAGTTGGTTTGTGGGAGTAGAAGGACTCGAACCTACGAAACCAAAATGGTGAAACATTTACAGTGTTTTGCAATTGCCTCTATGCGATACTCCCCTTAATTCTTTTACAAAGATACTATAAATATTTAAAAAAACAAGAAAAAAATGATTAGGACAACTAACTTTTGATAAGAGTTCGTATATTTATAATAAAAGAGCATTATGGAATGTAAAACTTGTGGTAAAGAAATTAAAGGTAATGGGGCACTAGTGGTTCATCAAACTACTTGTGAGTATGTTTATAATGTAAAAGAAGAGATTAAAAAATTATATGTTGATGAATTGTGGTCAATTAAAAGAATTAAAGACAAATATAATTTAGGGTCACAAACGATTACAGACATATTAGGAGATAATTTGAGGACCGCAAGTGAGTCAAATAAGATTGCACGTAAATTATTTCCAGAATCATTTATACACTCTGATGAAACAAAACAAAAAATCAGAGAAAAGAGAATTAAGTTTATGAAAGAAAACCCTGAACAAACTGCTTGGAGGACTAAGAATCTATCTTACCCTGAAAAACTATTTTTGGAAAAGGTATATGATTTATGTTTAGATAAAAAATATTCAATAGTTAGGGAGTATTCCGTATTTCCTTTCTTTATAGATTTTGCATTTGTTAATGAAAAGGTCGCAGTTGAAATTGATGGGTCCCAACATTTATTGCCTGAAAGAAAAGAAAGAGACGATAAAAAAGATGAGTTATTAAAAAAAGATGGTTGGTTTATCTTACGTGTTAGTGAAAACGAAGTTAAAACAAATATTAACTCAGTATTTAACACAATAATCTCAATAATTAATGATAGACCAAAAATACAATCTATGAAACTTGGGGTAGTGAAGTTTCCAAAGAAAAGACAGATGAAAGAAAGAGAATCTTGTGGTTTAACAAAAGGTGAAATTGAAAGGTCTATTAAACAAAGAAGAGTTACTCGTCCCCCATATCAAGAATTAATTAATTTAATTAAAACAAATGGATATAGTAAGACCGGAAAAATGTTTGGTGTTTCTGACAACTCAATCCGAAAGTGGATTAAATCTTATGAAAAAGATTTGTAGCCCGTGGCGGTAACGCTCCGCCGTCTCTGCCGTGAAAGGGCAGTGTACTTACTTCTATACGAACGGGCCAAATAAAAAAGATAGCTTATAGTGTCCACATTATACCATTATAAGAAGTAACGACCAGTTAAGTTGTGATTCTTACTTTACGTTGCCTGCAACAGGTGTAACTTACTTCTATCCTTTAGAAGCAGGAGCAAGATTCGAACTTGCGACCTTGACCTTATGAGAGTCACGAGATAGACCATCTTCTCCATCCTGCTTTATAATATTTCAATTTAACATTCAGTCGTTCCTGAATTGTTTGACAAATGTAAGTAATAAATACTCTCGTGTCAAGAAAAATCTTATTTAACTTCCCAAGAATACAAAATAACTCGTTTTTTCATCTTAGAATCTTCTGTGTTTCCAACAACTACTCCATCAATGATTGAGAAAGCGTGTCCACGAACAACAACAAGATATCTACCTTTTGGGAATTTCTTAATGAACGTTCCTGTGGTCATATTACGTTTAACAATCTGACCTTTAACTTTAACATCATATTTCATATGTCCGTTTTGGTCACCCAAATTGGAGAATGATTTACCATTAATCAAAACTCCTCTTCTAACCATACTACGCATACCTCCAACAAAGTTTCTTGTTCCCTGACGATTCCCACGAAACCAAGTTTTTGCAACAAACTTATGAGCCTCGTCGTAATGCATTTCAAATGAAGATGCGATACCTCTAACAACACAATCATTACTTTCACTTTGAGCGATTTTAGAATCACTGTATCCAATAATCGCATCTTTTGTAGGTATGTACTTTATTTCGTTATTCATATCACAAATATACGACGAAATAGTTTACCCCACAAATTTTTTTGTAGTATGCTTTCACATTACGCAATACCTAACTATTTTATTTTAACAGTGGATGTAATCTCTCCCGATAAACTAACACGAACATCTAAAGCGTGTAACGAATCAATAACTATATATCTTTCGCTATTTATCTGATACACAACACAATTAGGGTACTTTGTTTGTAGCATCTCCGTGTCTTGGGACATGGTGGTTTTATCTGAACAACCAGTTAAAAACATACCGATACCTAATATTACAATTATTCTTTTCATATCTTTTATTTTTTGTACTCAGAGAAGGACTTGAACCTTCACGTCATTTCTGACTCGGGTAGGTTACCCTAGCGTCTATCCATCGGACTAATGCATTAGTCTCTCTTCCGCCACCTGAGCTAATTTTTATTTTACAAATCGGTATGCCGCTTCTTTGAATAAATTAGTTTGAGATAAGAACAAATGAGTTGACATATCTGTACCTCCTAAGATTTCACATACTTGTCTAGCTAGTTTTCTAACCCATCCATCTGTTCGGATAATTCCCAATGGCTCATCTTCTTTCATTTGTAAGATGGCTTCTCTTAACTGTTCATCAGTTAAGTTTGTGTAGAGTTCAGTTATTGCGTTTTTCATACAACAAATCTACAACATTCTTTTTAGTTACACAAACTTTTTTCATCAAATTGATAACACACTTTTCTTGTAGTAGTCATCAAACCCGTCAAGCATTTCAGTGATTGTTTTGGTTCCATCATTTTTGATAACCTCGTCAATCAAACCAAACTCTTTTGCTTCGTCTGAATTATACCATCTGTCACGTGCAGAAAACTCCAATACCTCATCAATAGTTTTACCACAATTCTCAGCCAACATCTTAAATAAGATATAGTTATACTTCTCAGCTTCCATCTGGTTGATACGAGTATCTTGAATGTTACCACTTGTTCCATGACTTACTTGGTGTGTCATTACCTTTGAATACACCAGTGATGAACGTTTACCTTTGGTACCTGATGAAAGTAATACCGAACCCATAGATGCACACATACCAATGTTTGTGGTAACAACATCTGACTTAATGTAGTTCATCAAATCCACAATACCAAGACCACACAATACTGAACCACCTGGTGAGTTAATATATAAGGTAATATCTTTCTGTTCAACCGAATCCAAGAATAACATCTGAGCCTGAACAATATCGGACATATGCTGGTCAACAGGTCCTGATACCCATAAGATTCTTTCTCTGAGTAACCTTGAGAAGATATCTATTTGTGTTGCTCTTAACTCTCTCTCTTCCAACACGTAAGGTGTTAACGCATTTTCGTATCTATCTAATGATAATGATGACACACCTTCACTCTTTGCGAATTTTCTAAATTCTTTTCCGTAATCCATACTATATTATTTTATTCCTTTACAAATTTGTTTATCGTCCGATGTGTCCCATAGTTTGGGATTAACCATATGACAGGTATGTTTTCTACCTGTTCGTTGAACAAAGTTTTTTAACTTACTGTTGTGATTATTCTCAACCTTCCAAGGACATTCCTTACAACAAGACATATTATATTTTTTTAAATGTAATACCATCAAGTTTTTCAATCAGCATATTGTAGATATGTAAATCTACTTCACCAAATTCTTTTTTGTATCGTTCAAAATATAATTTAACCAGTTTTCTTGTTGTTCTTTCTTGTCCTGGTGTCTCACACGACTCAATAACTTTTTCAACCCATTTCAATACATCAAACCAGTTCTTTCCTTTTGCTGCCATAATTTTAAAATTTGTGAAGAAGACGGGAATCGAACCACGTGGCGCAAGATGTTTCAAACCTTTGCTCTACCGACTGAGCTACTTCTTCATGTAAAATAAAGGCCGGTGTATTTCACAATCCGACCTTTATATATAAATTAAATTAGATTACTTCAGAGATTGCCTCGTCAGCACAATCCATTATAATATCTGAGTGAATTTCGCCTGTAGCACTTACGAATGTGTCTCTCAAAACATCTTCGTCAATACTTGGGATGATTAAACGACCATCAACTTCAAATGTTACCACATCATTAGCTTCTAATGAATTAATCATTTCATCAAAGATACATTCATTAATTTTACCGGTGTATTCAATCAAGAAATCTTTTAATTGTTCTCTTGTGAAAACGATATCCGCTTCTTCAACTACGATACCCGCTTCAGATTTAACTTCATTTAATTGTGATTGGATTTCAATTAATTTCTCAATTAACTCTTCGTTTTGTTTTTTGTTCTTCTTAGACATATTATTATTTTTTTGTTTTTATTTCTTTTACAAATATACTTTTAATTTTTGGTTATATCAAATATTATCTTACCAAACTAACAAAACCTTTTTGGTAATGTGGTGTTCCTTTTTCATCACGATAATACATCTTCCAAGTATATATACCCGACTCACAGTAGTATCCACTGTTATTAACATTACCAGTCCAATATTGTGATGATGATTCAATAACACAAACCATTTCACCCCACTGCGTATAAATCTCCAATCGTGGATTAAATACATTGGTTCCCTTGAAGGAAAATATATCATTCAACCCATCGTTGTTAGGTGAAAACGAATTGGGCATGTATAGTTTATGACAGATAGTGGTGGTAATAGTTAAAGAAGCCGTGTCAGTACTACACCCATTTAAATCCACACCATACACTTCAATCAAATGATTATCAGTGGTATCATCCCAAGTCAATGAAATATCATTATCGGACTCAACCTGTCCTACACTATCAACCGTCCAGTAATAAACAACATTGTCTATATTCTCAACAGAATAGTTATGTGTCTTAAACTCTGAACACATATCAAGCACATTACCATCGTGTGTTATCGTTAGTGGTAAAGTATCACACTGTCCAAAGAAGTGTGAAGGAATAAATAATAATACAAATAAAAGTTTTTTCATACGAAATCAATTATACACATTAGACTTTGTAAAGTCAAAAAAGTTGAGGTTAGGGTCAGATTCGAACTGACGTGTGACTTTCGTCAAACGGTTTTGCAGACCGCTCTTTTCAACCACTCAAGCACCTAACCTTATTAAAGTACCCCCAGAGAGAATCGAACTCCCACCTTATCATCCGTAGTGATAGATTCTAATCCATTAAACTACAGGGGCAAAGAGGAGAGCAACAGACTCGAACTGTGCCCAACTTAATGGGTTACTGTTTAGCAAACAGTCGGGGTCACCATTACCCTCCTTTACTCTCCATGTTAGTGTGTCTAACCAGATTCGAACTGGTGCTAACAGAACCACAATCTGTCGTGCTCGCCTCTACACCATAGACACCGTGTAATAAACACACTCTCAAGCATTCTACTCCCTGCATGACGGAATTGTATATTACTTAGCCCACCGTCCTCAGTATGGGTACTTGAGTTTATGTGTTTTGTACCCCTTGTAGGAGTCGAACCTACACGTCTTTAAGACAATGGTTTCTAAGACCACCCTGACTACCAATTCCAGCAAAGGGGTAAATAAGCGGAAGAGATAGGACTCGAACCTACACATCAGTTTCCCGATACCGGTTTTCAAGACCGGGGCGATACCAATTACGCTTTACTCTTCCAAAGTTCCCCACCCTGAGATTATGGTGAGTAGTCATATCGGTTTTTTCCTATTTGTAAAAACCTGCTGGGCATCCCCGTTAAAAAAAGTCAGACTACGTGGCGGTGTGTCAGGACCGTTACTCCACGGCTGGGTACTATCGGCATTTCCCAGTCTAAACCGAGTCCATTGTTAAATGAGTCTTGGACCAAAGACTGTTGAGTATCTCTTACTCATTGTAGTCAGAACAGGATTTGAACCTGCATTGTCACCCCTTTATAGTGTACACCGCGAGCTGCGTTACCATTCGCCACCTGACTATATTTTATTTCAATAACCTAGACCAAATCTTAATTACCATATCTCTTTGTGGTGATGGTTTTAGTTTCGACCACCTATCTATCCAATTCTTTATTTGTTCCTGTGTCATTCTTATTTAATTTTTTAGTCAGGACCAATTGCCACCTGACTATATTAAAACACCCTTATCTATCCAACTTACAGGTGTTATGGCTGTCCTCATTGCTGAGTTAGGAATAAACTGTCTTGCTCCCCTTCGTGATGGGTTTTACCGACCTTAGTAGTCAACTAGAAGGTAATATATATACAAACCTTCAACTCTCCCCTATGGTTATCACACCATTTCTCATCGTATGGGACATACTATCTGATGATTAGTCAGAACGTGTAGTCAGAACAGGATTCGAACCTGCAATCTTCCTTGTTAGGAGCTCTGCCAATTGAGTTACCTGACTATGTTACTACCAGCTCTTCGGCATTCTACTCCCCGCAACACGGAATTGTATCTTACTTAGCCCATCGTCAGCGGTATGGGTACCGAAGTTCACTAATAGTTGAGGATGAGAAGTCCTCTGTGTTGTGAAAGTCGGTAAAAATGCACTTTTACACCCTTTGTCCTGAACATAAACTATTCCTTTCTCAAGGGAACAACACCGTAAAAGACACACCCTGGGACGCTGGTCAATGGGTAGCGTAGTGTGTACTTTAGTAGTCAGAACAGGACTCGAACCTGTTACTCAATTAGTCTCTAGTACCTTACCGTGTGTTTGTCTACCCTTACACCACCTGACTATGTTTTTAATCTCTCAAAGAACTTCAACAAAGATATGGTAAGTTTTTCATTCCACCAAATCTTTTTTTATTTTTTTGTGGATACACTGGGACTCGAACCCAAACCATCTGACGGGGCCATCAGACATACGGTAACCCCACTTCTTGTTTAACAAGTTTTGTTTCCACCTTCCATAAGTGTACCCATATTAGTAGTCAGGGCCGGACTCGAACCGGATACCGTTCTTGACGGATTAGACAACCTTACGGATTTGGGTCCCTCCCTCATTACGTCCACCTGACTATTTTTTTACAACGTTTTTCGGTAATCTTCAATCAAGTCATTTGAATGCCAAGTGCTAACCATCAAGTCATCCCCATTTTCAGTAAGGGTATACTTACGTTGATTGTCCTTTGCAAATTGGATAAAATTAGATTCAACAAATCTTTTTTTATCTTTTCTGAGGTCAGACAATTCTGAGTATCTTTTGGCAATTTCTTTTACCGAATGTTGCATATACTAATTATTTTATTTATCTCTTAATGAACTTCAACAAAGATATAACAACTTTCTTATTCCACCAAATCTTTTTTTATTCTTCTCTTCCCCATATTAACCATCCTATGAAGATTCCAATTACAATACCTGATGCCATGTTTTTCTTATTCAACCAAATCTTTTTCCACATCTTCGTACCATTCTTCAACCGCGAAGATTAATTGAATAAACTCTCCACCATCAGCGTCCGATTCATATCTTACGTGGAACCCACCTGTTGATACATCTGTTTTTTCTTTAAACGCCATCTTTAATAATCGTCTTGCTTCTTGTCTCAATTCAGGAACCGTTGGAATACCTTCGTCAGAAGCCGCCCACTCCCAATTCAACACTTCCATTACTTTTCGGACTTGTTCAAACTTGAAGTAGTCCATTATGTTATCAATTGCGTCTTGTTGTTTCTGTGTCATATTATTTATCTAAATCTTTATCATTATCCATCAACTCAATAAGAGCTTCCTTTTGTTTCTCTTTCTTCACCATCTCAATCATTATCTTGATAACCTTAATGTTACCTTCTTCCTTTTCTTTGAAGAAATTAAAATATTTTGGTCCAAACTTCCAACTCTTGATATAATAATCAAATCCCAAAATCTCATTTGGTGTGGTGTCAGTTTTAACATCCACAAAGTATGAATACTTCTCTTCAAACCATCTGAATACCTGTTGGTATAGTGGTGCTAATACATCACCAACAGGAATAGTATCTTGTCCTGAATTTGGCATTTCATACCAAATTTTACCTTTGTTTTTACCTCTTCCGTCATATCTGCCAAAACAAGGTTCATCAAATCCAAGTTTCTTGAGTTCCGAAGCAATTTCGTATGTAACAAATTCTTTTTTCATAATACAAAGATAAGGTAAGTTTATTAATAAAACAAAAAATAGTTATCCCGTCTGGACTCGAACCAGAAATACAACATCCAAAATGTTGTGTGATGCCATTTCACTACAGGACAATATGGAGCGTAGTGGGGCTGCAGTCCCCTGAGGCACCTACGCAAGTTACTCCTCTTTATGATATAATGATATAAAATTTTTACCGTACTTTGAAGTAACGTATGGTAAATATTTTTCTTTCATTTCTTCTTTATAAATCACCTCAATTTTATGTGGGAAGTGTTTTATTTTATCATCAGTTAATTCTGACTTATAATTTTTAATTTCAACATAAGTTTTATCAGGTAATATAAAATCAGGATAAAATTTACGAGTTTTGTTTGAGTGTGTGTAGTCAAACCCTTCTTTATTCCTTTCAAATTTTTGTCCGTTATCTATCTGATAGATAATCCAAGCCAACTCATAACTACTATCACACCAATATCCCTTATACCATCCTGATTTACCTCGACTTGTACCTTCTTTAATACCCCCTGAACATTTCAACCAACATTCCGAATGATATTTTTTTGATTTATACAACGCCTCACCACAATAAAGACAATCACCTTTTTTAATTTTAATTGATTTTTCTTTTTTCTTTTTACCAATTTCACGATTAGCACTAATTACCTTATCAGAGTTCTTACAAATATTACTTAATTTTTCTTTATGTTGACTATCCCAAACTCTTTTATTTGCACAAGACCTACCACAATAGTATTTTTCTTTTTTGGGGGACTCAACATTAAATTCTTTTATTTTAAACTCCTTACCACAAACCGAACATTCAACATCAAATTCTTTCCATAGATTTTTATTAGATTCTTTTTGTCTCTCAATACTTTCTTTTTTCCGTTTTTTTCCAGTCCAAGTATGAGTATTTTGACAAGAAACATTGCAGTATTTATTTTTCACTGGTTTTCCACAATTCAAACACTTGTTCATATCATTCCTTTTATTATAAATATCACGGGTTTCATTAAAATCGAACCCGTGATATTCTTTTTTCCTGCGGTCACGATGGGAGTCGAACCCACTTTTTCGTTTACCTACTTACTACCGTGACAGGGTAGCGCAACAGCCGTTATGCGCCGTGACCGTATATGGAGCGGGTGGGGGTAATCGAAACCCCGTCTACTGGTTGGAAGCCAGTCATAATAAGCCGTTATACGACACCCGCAGTTTGGGTGGAATCAGAGGCCTTCTGTCCACCGAGACCTCGTCGTTGACTTTCGTCAGAGCGTACCGAGACACTTTTTAAAAACCCCATCTTCGTCGGATTAACGGACCGACTGCCATATCGGAGGTGGGGGTTGTCCTGTCAATTCAGGACCTCGTGGAGCGGGAGAGAATCGAACTCTCATAAAACGATTTTCAGTCGTTCACCTTGACCACGTTGGTAACCGCTCCATATTTCGTTTGCTAATATACAAACTTTTTTGTTGTTCCGGTAAAAATAATACTGATTTATACCGGATTAATGTAGCCCCTGTGTGAATCGAACACACGACCTATTGTTTGTAAGACAATCGCTCTAAACCACTGAGCTAAGGGGCTAAGTTGTGGAGATGGTCGTAATCGAAACGACCTCAGAAACATTGCAAGTGTTTCTCGCCAAGCCTTGGTACATGCACCCCCATCATAGTCGAGTAGGCAGGATTCGAACCTGCGAGTTCTCTTGCTCCCAAAGCAAGCGGGGTAACCGGACTCCCCAACTACTCGTTTTTAAGTTCTCACGGTTGGAATCGAACCAACGACCTTTTGAATATCAGTCAAAAACTCTAAACCAACTGAGCTACGTGAGAATGTTAGAGCCTCCAGTCGGAATCGAACCAACGACCTACTGATTACAAATCAGTCGCTCTGACCTGCTGAGCTATGGAGGCTTGTTGCACGTCTGGAGAATTTCGAAATCCCGACACCTTCTTTTGGAGAGAAGTGCTCTGCCCCTGAGCTACAGACGTGTGTTTATTTTTTCCTTGATTTACCCGCATATGTCGGGGTTTGTGAATGACAATTAGGACAAAGAAATCTCAGATTTTCAATTCTATTATCGTCATTTATACCATTCTTATGGTCTAAATGTAATGATAAATCATTTCCCTCCCATTGCCCACTATTATTACATTTTTCGCATATATAATCAATTATTTTATTATTAATAATTCTTTTTTTAAGATGTTGTCTTGGAAACTGAGAATTCTCACAAAAAACATTTTCATCATTATGTCTTCTTTTTTTAGAACCCTCACCAAAGTAATTATACTTTGGGATTTCTAACCCAAGTTCCATTATTTTTCGTTTAATGTTCCGATATCCCCCGGAACCATTAGGTTGTAATCCAAATGAAAGAATAACTTCTCTCATTGATTTTGATGAAGATAATACTTCAAACATTTGTTCTTTTGTTACTCCTGATAATTTCATAATTCATTTATTAATAAATATCAGAAAAATTAGTAAAGTTCACCTGAACGTATGTTTTACCACCTAATTAAAAAAGTGACCCCGGTGGGACTCGAACCCACGACTCCCTCATTAAAAGTGAGGTGCTCTAAACCAGCTGAGCTACGAAGTCATTATTTTTGCGGTGATGGGGAATTTCGAAATCCCGACCCTCTGATTAACAATCAGATGCTCTCCCTCTGAGCTACATCACCATTTTCCCAATACGTCAAAGAACCACTGTGGAATATCTGGGATTCGAACCCAAGCCCTCTGCCGTCTAGCAGCCGCACATCCTTATGTGCTTTTATCCCAAAAAAAAAACCCTGAACTTTTTTGTAGTCCAGGGTTTCCTTATATATTTGATGATACGATTACATCTTATTAAGAACCCTGAACTTACGGCAATCCTGCCCCTTAATCGTAAACCACGATTGGCCCACGTTTGTCGGGAGATTACTTACGTTATGTGTTGAGTTCTGTTTCATTGTTTCTAATTAAATATCAATTGTTTTACAAAAGTACTATAAATTTCTTCTTATGTCAAGTTTTTTTTCATTTTAGTTTCAAATTTTAAATAAAATTATTACTATTTACATAATATGAACACTAGTGAATTACAACTAAAAAGATTAATGGACACTGTTGTTAAAATGTTTTCTGTAATTAACGCAGATGGTATAACATTGCATTTAACAGGTGAAGAAAAAAAATCATTTCATTACAAAAAAGTACCTGTCTATACAATAGAAAACCCTAAAAACTTACCATACACCCATGAAGCTCTCTCAGGTTACATTGATGAAGAAATACATTCGTTAAGAAAATTTTTTCCTGAGGTTAACATCGCTCCACAATTTTTATATTATTTAGATTGCGATAATTTATATATCCCACAAAAAAGTTTAAATGAAATTAATAGTTGTCTTGTGGGAAAACCATTTAAATTAGATTCCCAATATGAACGTAAAAAAATAACTCTTGAAGGTCGTTTTTCTAAAGACTTTTATATTGAAGTTGATGCCGAAATGATTGTCATAGACGTTAATTTATTAGTTAAATCTATGGAAATAACATTAGATGGTGAAGTTTACTATGGATTTGATGAAGATGAAATACTTGACATACTTCACGATAAGTTTGACCACCATATTGATGAGCTAATATGGGGATGTCTAACTGAGGATATAACAAACAACAAATCTTTTGTTGATTTTAACTGGATGGGTTGGCATGTGAATACTAATTATATGTTACCTTACTCCTGAATAATAAGTGTTTCTAAATCCACAACAACACCAGTCTTATAGGTAATTTCTTCTGTAAAAATTTCATCAATAATTTCTTTCACTTCACTTTCAATTTCAAATCCAATAGATTGGTCGTTAAGAGCTTGTTTTAAATCACGAACTCCGTCACCTGTCATTATTAAATCCACCTCACTACCCGGTAAAATATAAACATCTACTTTAAAATATTCTTCATCTTCTTGGTCTATTATTTTAGCTCTGAAATCAAAACTGTATCCACCTGAAAAGTTATATCGGTCTGTTTTAAAGGTTTTCTGTAATAGTTCTTCAGTCAATTTAACCGATTGTTCCCTACCCAAGAAATCCCTTAACAATTCAATCAGGATATTAAAGTCTCTTTCCCACACATCAACTTCAAAGAAATCCATAATCATATCATTAATATGTGGTTGTTCACCTTTACTAACTTGTTTCTCAAACAATTTCTTAATCAAATTTTTAAAATTTGGTTTATCCAACTCTTCCTTCAAAAATTTATTTTGTTCCTCTGATATTAGGTATTTCATATTAAATAAATATTACCCTTCCAAAAAGGATAATACCTTTTCTTTAACCCCAAGTTGTTTGATACCCTCATTGTTCAAAGGTGTTAAGACAAAGTTATCAAGTCCCCATTCGTGTTCATATTCCATTGAGTAACGTAGTCCAGTCTTTCCCATCTCCAAATCATCAATCGCCACCCAATGTGTAACTTCGGGATGTTCCTTTAACCATTCTTGGATTTGTACACTTCTTGTTCCTTCCAAATCCCAATTTCGGTGCCAGGTAACTTTTTCCCCATCAATCGTATTGGTTGTAAAATCAATTGGTCGTTTGATGATACCTTGTTTCTCATAGTAATCACCCATCTCTTCAACTGAACACCAAACTTTCCAGTCAGAAGAGACAACAATTTCAGCGCCAGTCTGTTCCAAGATTTCATTCAATACCTTGATTGCTTTCTTATCAAAGTTATCAAAACGAGCATCAAGAGGCATTGTCATTACTGATTGACTTAACTTTCGTCTAGCCTTTTTTTGTTTCTTAAATCGTGACCCCCAGTTATCAGATAAACAGATAACTCCATCGTGGTCTAAAAAGATTACTTTCATTTTTTCTTTGAGTATTTTTCCCTGTTGGAAAGTTTCCTGTCAGGGTCGTATTTGTATTTGATGTCAACAGAAATCGGACCGTTCTTGAACTTATCCAAATCATAAGTCCAAACAGCAATGGTCTCGTCCGTTTCGTAGGTTCTTGTAAATTTAGTTTTGTCGCTCATAAGGGAGCTAAGATACGAAATTATTCTAACTTGGCAAAATAATTAATGGAACAAAATCTTTTGATGGGGTAAATTCTAAGTTATCAACAACGACAGGCATATCAATACTAAAGAATTTAAGGAATTCCTCAATGTCATGACCTATTTGAACTGAAAACTCATACCATTGTTTATTAACAAGGTCTCTTCCAGTTATCTTTTGTTTATTGCCAAAAGCGGATAAATAAAAATTAACCATACCTTCACCATTAACCAACTTAACCGATACAAAAAGGTGGTCTTTCATTTCACCAATACTTATTAACTGACCAACTTTATCTATATGGAATTGATAATAACCCTTTACAGGTTTTTCACTGAAACTAACACGATGGTCGTAAACAAAAGTTTTACCATCAAGAAATTTATTTATCCCGTTAAGTTCTTTATTCATCGTCTAACACCAGGTTTAGAATTACCTCTTTGCGGTTCATTATTTCTTTTATAATGAGTTACATTTGGTTTAGGAGTATTAATAGTCGGTGAAGGGTTGTTGTGTTGTGGTGGTGGAGGTGGTGGTAATGGTAGTGTAGTCTGTTGATAGTTATACGTTGGGTAATAATTGTTGTTTCTATTATAGTAGTTATAATCAGGATAGTTGTTGTAATAAGTTGGGGGTAATACAACTCTGTTACCATAGTAATCCTCACTTGATACCGGTCTTTCCTTTGGTTCGTGATGTGTCACCCAAAACTCTTCAGTCCTGTTCCAATACATTTCATCATCTTCAGGTCTTGTTCTGTCGTCTGTTAGGTTTTCAAAACTAGCACAAGATGTGAATAGTAAAATAAATAATAATATGTTAAGATTTTTCAATTGCATATAATCTAGTGTAATTCTTTTTTAGTTTTTTACCCGCTAAATTAATTCTTTTTTCATATTTTCTAAATAAATCAAGTAAGTTTTTGGTCTTATAAACAGTATCTTTAATATCATTAGCTTCTCTATATGATTCGTCATATTTTTTATATTGTTTAAGATAAAACTTATGTAAATTTCTAATATGATAATCTACTGTGTCAGGGTCTTTACTTTCAGCAGTCTTAATTAATTCTTCAAATAGTCCGTCAGCCGAGTAATTTTCCATATCGTTAGCAATCTCCCATTGACTAGTTTTTTTAAAGTCATCAAAACTCATTCTACTAATCTTTGAAAACGCTTCCTGTACGTTTGCATTAATTTCCCAAGGCTCTGAATAATACAAAAAGTTTAAAAATTTACTATACACTTGGAAAATAACTTTTGGCGTATTGACATTCTTTGTTCCAGCAAAAGATTTAACTAAGTTGTTACTACCTCTACCAGTGTTTTCCCATCTTTTATAAGATTCATATAGATGATTAACTTCGTGAGTAATTGTATCTCTTAAATCAAACAACAAATCATCCATCATTGTCTCGTCAAATGATGGATTAACATATATTTCAAATTGTAATTTAGCATGAATGGTCTTTGGTACATCCTGAAGTATGTCTTTTGGTATTCTAAATGATGAGTCAATTATATATGAACCCCCATTTTCCTCATCCAACAAATCATAATAACCACCACCAACTGCAAATGGTTTATCACCGATTAATTCATTTTTTGTAGGTATAAATACTAAATCAAGTTCTAACTCTTCAATTGGTAATTCTTGGAATGTTTCAGGGTCACTCTTAATAAAGTTAAGTAACTCTTTTACTGTGATATCAATTTCTTCAATCTTTTTTTTACCCAAATCAATCATTTCAATAGCAATTGGTTCTAATAAATTATATATAAAATTAGTATATTCAATTGCAGGTTCATTAACACCAAGTGATTCTGTTAATAATCGTTTATATTGTTCTTCTGTAATAATAATTTTCATTATAACAATGTATTAACCAAATTTTTAAATTCATCTTTATTTTGTTGTATCCAATTTAAAATATCAGGTCTAATTTTTCCACCATAAGGTCCAAAAATCTTTGCAACTTCTATATCTCTTTGGGTCACCTCAATATATTCTTTATATTCTTCCGGTTTTACTTTCGCTTTAATAATATCAAAAGAATTTCCTCCATTAATAAAAACATCAGAAGAAGCCCTTAACTCATTGGAACTTAATTTTCTTGGTTTTCTTATGTTATTAGCATCTGAAAATAATTCGACAGCGTTTTCTTTTGTTAAATAATATGTCTTTAATCTATCATTAGAATCAAATGTAATACATGTAATATCAACAAGTATCTTTCTTAAAATTTCTTTCTTATATTCAGTCAAACTATCGTCATTTATCAAAAATAAATTGGTTCCTGTCATATCATATTTTGATATAGTATTTTTAATATCTATAACTGCGTCTGACCCTAAACTATTTAAAGCATTTGTAAAACCACCTATTGACGGACTTTCTTCACTACTATTTAAAAATTTCTGTTCAACTTGTCCTTGTCTGATTTCATAATCCCATACCCCACTTTTACTTTCATTAAGAATTCCTCCAAATAAACCAGCCATCAATCCTTCAATCGCATGTCCTCTAATCTCTTTATACTTAATAACACGATTGATATAATCTTTAAACCTCATTCGGTTAACTACATCAAAAGTATTTAAATCAACATTTTCCCCCCATTCAAAATTCAAATTGCGACTTTTTAGAATGTCTTGAATAACAATAACCGCCTCCTGCTTAACAATAGGTATAGGATTATATAGGTAAAATTTATTTTTGACCTCTTCAGTTATAAGTTTTTTCTTTTTCATTACTTACCAATTACAATATCATTGTAGTTTAAAGTTTCCATACCTTTCATATCATCAACTACTTCGTCATACATGTAAGCTTTAACCACTGAAACGATTGATTGTTCAGATTGCGCAATTTTAGATTCCATCCAGTCATCCAACTGTTCGTCATCTTCTAAAATCTCCCACATTTGTAATGCTAAAGTACCAATGGTAAAAAGTTGTTGCTTAGCCATATAATTACCATCTTTATCTTCTTTAATAGTCTCAGTATTTTCAGATAAAGCTTTTTTTAATTTTTGAAGTTGTTCTTCTGTGATTATAATTTTTGACATAACTATAGTTTTATATATAAATACAAATAAAAAGAAAAAAGGGAACACTAATGTTCCCTTTTGAGCCCAACCCGGAAGTTGGTCCACCACTTTGTCTAACAAAGACTATTTAACCTCACCTACTTTAGCCAATACTTGTTCAGAAAATGTCACAAACTCCATTTCAGTTGTGATTAAAGATTCAACTAAAATCTTGTTAGGAATATGTACTAATGTGTCAGTCACGTTGAAGTATCTGAACGCGACTCCGTTATCAATAGCGTCATTCACAAGTTTTAAAAATAACTTTGTCTGTATTGCGTCCACAAAAGACATTGTTAAAACTTTACCGAATTTTTCGTGTTGGATGTTTAATGTTACTTTCATAACACAAATATAGATAAACTATTCCTGACTTCCAAACTTTTTAAAATAAAAATCGATAGTTCTGTCTAACCCTTCATCAAAATTAACTTTAGGTTCCCACCCAATTTGTTCTTTTACTTTGGTTGAATCAATAGAGTATCTAAAGTCATGTCCTTTTCTATCTTCAACAAATGTAATTAAATCCTGTGAGTTCTGTTCCCATTGTTTAATATTATCAATCTTATCACAAATCAACCTAACAAGTCTTAAATTGTTTAATTCATTACGTCCACCGATACAATAGGTTTCACCTACCTTACCTTTGTGGAATATCATATCAATCGCATCCACATGGTCCTGAACATATAACCAATCTCTAACATTCTGTCCGTTACCATAAACTGGTATTGGTTCACCATTGAGGATACTTTTAATGATTGTCGGAATTAATTTTTCTTGGTGTTGGTTCGGTCCAAAATTGTTTGAACAGTTTGATATAACAACAGGTAATCCATAAGTGTGGTAGTACGCTCTAACAAAGTGGTCGGATGATGCCTTCGATGCGGAATAAGGACTTCTTGGGTCATAAGCAGTTTTCTCATCAAAAGAACCCACCGCACCTAAATGTCCGAAAACCTCATCAGTCGATATATGATAGAACAATTTAATACCATACTTAATTGAAGCATCCAACAGATTCAACGTTCCAATAATATTTGTTTGAACAAACTCCATCGGATTTAATATTGAGTTATCAACATGTGATTCAGCGGCAAAGTGTATTACCGAGTCAAACTTGTAATTTTCAAATAACTTAAATAATCTTTCTCGTTCAGTAATACTGAATTTGATTATTCTAGAACTTCTAAAATTTTCAATGTTATTTTCATCAGCAGCATATGTCCCACTATCAAGGATAACTAAATTATAGTCAGGATATTTCTTTTTAAAGGTGTTATAAAAATTAGAACCAATAAAACCTAATCCACCAGTTATTAATATATTCATTTCTCTATTTCTATTTTAAATTCAGTTTTATTTTTACTGAAGTTTTCTTTAATGATAGAGTTCCAACTTAGTTCTGTTATGAATTTTTTGAACTCTTCGTCTTTAATCTTCTTAATATAAGAAAGTAATTCCTGTTCGGTACAATCTGGATTAACATCCATAAACTGTTTAATAATCGGAAACTTATCCAAGTCAATTTCCTCAAATTCTCTAACACCTTCGTATTGGTGTTTTTCAACCACCCCCATTTTAATTTTCATATCCGATATAAAAATTATAATCCCCCATGTTTCAGGGGGATTTTATTATTTAATAATTCTTGTTGTATAAAACTTACCACTATCGTCAGTAAGAGTAATAACGTAGGTTCCGTCACTTAATATTTCAGAATCAAACTGAATGTTGTTAGTTAAATATTTTTCTTGATAGACACATCTTCCGTCGATAGACATAATTCTTAACATCCCACTATTTGAAGGTGTATTAATATTAACAACACCTAACACAGGGTTTGGCCAAACTTTAACGTTATTAGTCATTGTTTCTTCAACCCCAATTATAAATTCAGGAACAACGTTTAAGGTATAATCATTTAAAATTCCACCCGGTGTCCAAACTCCATTACTATCAATTGAAAAGTTTATTGAAGTATAAACCTGACAACCATTAATGGAAATTGCGTATAAGTTAATCGGGAGCATTTGTGAAGTAAACGTTGAGGTAGGGAATGTAATGGTTGGGTATTGTTCGTTTGAACTCGTCCCATTTCCTCCATTTCCAAAAAACCATTCCCATTCTACAGTATTTGAACCTTGGTAAACCACGTAAATAGTGTTTGGTTCAGATACAAGTGAATCAGGAACAAAGTACAGAGTATCAATTGTCGGCATTGCCTCAATTAAACCATCACAGTTGTTATCAATACCGTCATAACATAGTTCAGGTGCACCTGGATAGATATATGGGTCAAATGGATTACAGTCAATGTTATCCATGAACCCATCAAAATCTGAGTCTTGGTTTTGAAGTACTATCGTAAATGTCTGAACACCTTGTCCTGACCCAAGATATATTGTTTCATTTATACAAGTCTCACCTAAACATGGTGAAGTATAAATTGCACAGATACTAACATTTAGACTATCAATTGCTGGTACAACTGCAACATAACTTCCTGTAGGTTGTTGTGTTAAAGTAATACTACCTTGAATACCACCTCCATAATAGTTTCCGAACAATGTGTATGGACATCCTCCGAGGTTAATTATATCAACGTTAAAAGACGTTAATACTTGTGATGATGCACTCATTCCAATGAATGCAAAAAGAGTTAAGAGAAATAATTTGATTTTTTTCATATTTTTTTATTTTTTAATTAGTGATACAAATATAGTGAATAATTTCTTTATTGTAAAATAAAAAACCCCTTTTTCAAGGGGTTTTAGATTATTTAAGTAGGTTATAATACTCGTTGAAGTGTTTTATTCTATCTGGTAGACCTATCGTACCACCATTAACTCTCTTGGTAACTGCCGTGACCGTTGCAACATCTGCACCCTTATCACAGATTGACCAAAGTTTATTTGAATCAAAGAAGAACGCCGCAGATGCCAAAGGATATTTGGTTGCAACTAAATCAGGATTAGACACAGTATCTTCACCAATGAACTTAGCGAAGTTTGTATAGTTATTCTTACCAGTTAATTGGATGTAACCTCTTCCACGGAACTTGAAACCTTCACCTGTTGACTCATCACCATTACCCATTCTACTTCCATAAACACGTGAAGCAATCTTTTCAGGTTGACGAGCGTATGACTCATTTAAGTTACCAGGGAAATACTTACCAAAGATTTTCTTAAGTCCGTCAGCAGAATAGTTAAGGTTCTCAGAAACAGCTTTAAACCCACCTGACTCGTGTCCACACTGAGCCAAGAAATGAGCTAATCTTAATGGGTTAGTAATATTGAATTTTTTAGCAGTTTCAGGGATTTGAGCAATTACTGCGTCAGGAACATGTCCTTTTAGATTTTGTAATTTAAACTCAGAACTTGTCGGGATAACAACATCTTCTTTAACCACTTGAACTGGTTGAGTTGTTGGGAACATCTTAGACCAAGTACCATCACCAACGATACCGTCAGCTGTTAGTCCGTTATCCGATTGCCATTCTTTAACCAGTTTTTCTGTACCAGGACCGAAACTTCCATCAGCGGTGGTACCTAATTTTGCTTGGAGTTTTTTAACGTCTTCTCCTTTAGACCCAACTTTTAGTAACATAATTTATAATTTTATTATAAATATGTTTAAAGTCAGGAAATTAAACGGTTATAATCCAAGTCAAGAGTGAAGCAAATATAAAAAAGAATAAAATTCCTATCCACAGAACACCAGAATTAAAATTTTCTTTCTGTTTATTTTTGTGATAATATTTTCTAACTTCCTCACCCAATTCATAATTGTTTGGGTATTTGTTAACTAATTCTTTAATCTCTTTAGGTATCATGATTACTTTTTTGTATAAATATAAAAGTGTTCACCAATATCTACAGTGTATCTTTCCATAAACTTACCCTGACAAGCTTCCTTAAGTTTTGGTGTTAAAGCAAAATGTTCATCCTCATCCAAAGTAGGTTGAAGTCTAATCTCATACTCCATCTTATATGGTAGTTCCTTTTGTTTTACCACCGCCCATGATGGTAATACCTCTTTAAGATTTTCTAATATTGTCATAGTTTATAAGTATCTATAAATAAAAAAACCCATCAATTGACAGGTTAGATTAGAAAAGCCTGAGATTACAGCTTATGTTAAGAAACTTTTGAAGGATTATTGTTTCCCTTCTTATCCACCACCTTTTGGGTAATATTTCTTAGTGACGGTATTTTAGGTGTACCACTCCTTGAGGTTTGAATTACTCTATCAATACTTAACTCTTTCCGAGGTTGCCACCCCAGTTCGTCCTTGCGGGACTAAAGGTTTTTCTTAACAATACACATTGACTTGGGGTCTCTGTATGCAATGAACGGCTCATTACTATGTAGTCACCTTTCACTCAAACCTGATGGACACTTTTCCTTTGTTATTTTGTAATAATGTTAGGTTTGTGTAGTAGATGTGTCAGAGTAGTGGTCCAACATAAGCTCTGTCTCCTTTTGAGCGACAGAATACTAAACTACTCCGTGAAGTGTCCCCACCTCCATATTTCAAGATTACTTCATAAAGACCCTTGGCAGGTTATCTCTAAGGATAGTAGCGACACCACTCGTTCTCCATCTTACCTTTCGGTTTTAAGTCCTCTATCATATTGGGACCCGCAATTGTGTAACTGGATGGTCACATTTCTTACAGAGTTCCTATGGGTTATTCTTATCGTTCTTCCGAACTCAACCTGACAATCTACTTTGCCAGGTCACCCTACCATTCTCCCTACGAAGTTATCCTCGGTACTAAAGGTTTGGTGATACCCCACTTGTGTACTTGAGTTCAATTCCCCTTACGGGGTTTCAAACCGCAGTCTCCTCAACACGGGGGAGACCACTTTATCCTACTTTCGTAGTTTATTTAAGGACCATACACGGCCCATTATCGTTTATCTCTTTTCAGTGCTCATATTCGTCACACGAAGGCGGGAATACGACTTACTCAGAGAATGGATAATCTTTTTGTTTCAAAGAACGTCTCGGACATTTCCGATTTGTTTTACAAACTTACGACTTTTTTTTCTTTCTGTCAAGTAGTTTGTGAACTTTTTTTTTGATTTAACTACCGAGTATCTTTCATTTCCTATAAGTGTTAAATCTTTTACAAACTTACAGCGAATATTCCGTAGTGTCAAATAAATATATCAAAAAAATCAAAAATTTAACACATCAGTTAAAACTTCCTTAATACCTGATGACATATTAAGTTTTTTAATTTCTTCTAAAGTCATGTACGCACATTCTGTGTGTTCAAAACCGTCCATAGCATTCTCTAAATCAGGAATGATTTTGGTATCAGTCTTTAAAAGGAACACATGTAGAATAGTTTTTATTCCACCTAATTTGTTATAACGATTAATTTTACCCAAAGGTTTAATATCTTCTTCAACTGGAACACCCATCTCCTCATAGAACTCTCTATACGCAGCATCCTTTGGGTCTTCACCTTCTTCTATTCCACCCATAGGTATTGCCCACTTTGATGGTTCATTAATCTCAGCAGTTCTCTTACAAACCAAACATTTATCATTTACTTTCACAATAATTCCTGCACTTTGTTTCATAGAAATATTTATTAATAAGTATGTTGTTAAAAATAAATAAAAATAGTTTCAATGTCAAAGTGTTAATTGAAAGTTCTGAGACCAGTCAAGGTATGATGAACAAGACTTTTGACGATTTTGACGGTATGTTGTTCATCATGGGTGATGGTTCACATAGTTTTTGGATGATGAATTGTATCATCCCTTTAGACATTATCTTTATTGATAAGAACTTTAAAATCAATAAAATACATCACTACTGTGAACCATGTAAGGTTCAACCTTGTGAAAGGTTTGTAGGTAAAGGAATGTATGTATTAGAACTTGAAGGTGGTACCTGTGAAGATTTAGGTATCAGAGAAGGACAAGTTTGTGAGTTCTTTAAATAAATTACTTACTTTCCTCAATCTTCTGTTGTAAAACATTCACAAATCTATTCTGTAACATCTTTAAGAACTTAATATAAGGTGAATCTTCTTTTTCAGAATCGTACTTGTACTTACCTTGTGGTGGTCTCTTACTTCTTCCAATATAATTTAAACCAGATACATTTGTAATACACTTGTGTCCACCTGAATTAGCTTGGATAACTTCCCATACTGGAACAGTAACACCATCTAACACACTCCATTCTTCTTCGGTCAATTCAGATGATTTTTTTTCCATCAAAGATTTAATATCCATAAGTGTTTTAACACCATCTTTCTCATCCAAGTATTTGTCTCCGTATATTGCAGCAAAATCCTTAAAGGTAAATCCAACTGATTCTTCTTTCGCAGCAGTTTCAGAAACCCACTTGATTGTTGATAATGGGACTTGTTTTTCTTTTAATTGTGATTCCCAATGTCCCAATACTTCTTGAGCAATTTCTCCCAAGTTAACACCTTTAAGTTCTCTTTCTTTTTTAAAAGGGTTACATGATGCCTGTAATAAACCAAGTGGCCAAGCAATAACTAAAAAGTCAGCTTCAGGGTTGTTTCTAAATGGGGTGTATCTGTCATACGAACCAGGTCTCATCATACTACCACCACCATACTGAACGATGATATTATCTTTAACCTGAACATTCTTATGTCCTTTCATTGTCTGAACGTAATCTTCTTTGTTTTTCTCTAATGAAGATATATCAGCATATCTGTTTGTCTTCATTAATTCCTTAATCTTATTGAAGATTGAAAGAAGTGAAGGTTTACAATCTAATACTAATGTCTCTAAAAATCCTGGTTTACTTTTGAAAGCCAACAATAATTTGTTGGTAACCAAACCTAATAACATTCTATTTTCTTTAGCACTCTTTTCTTTTGATGTCCCATACACATAATTCATCACCATTTCAGGTGTAATGTTTTTTGAAGCATAATCAGCACTATCAACCATAGATATTGTCGCAACATCTTCTGGTGTGAAAATTTCAGAAGCCGGGACAATCTGTGAAAGAGTTTCAACATTTGAACGAGCCCCTCTGAACTGAGTTGACTTAGTTTCGTCAGCTCCGGCTTGTCTATCGTGGTGGTCAGTATGAACCACGAACATTGGTTTTCCGTGAGCAAAGTCAACAAGAACTGGCATGATTTCACCTTCAGCATCTGCTTTCTTAACCGCGAATTCCTTATCTCCGTATTGGATTACTTCAACATCAACAACTTTGATTCCGTTGTCTTCCAAATACTTTTTCATCGCTAATGCAGTTGCAACACCATCTAAATCTTGGTGGAAGTATATCTTTGCTTTTTTGTATCTATCAGAAAGTTCTCTTATGTTTCTGATACCACCTTCGGAAATTATCTTTTTCATTAATAATAAATATTGTAACAAAAAAAAAGTTCATCATTACGATGAACCTTTTAAAGTAAAAAAGTAATATACCTCTATTTTAAAGTTAACAAGTATTTCAACTTGTTAATTTCCGCTAACATTTCGTCTCTAATGTTTAATAAATCTGAGTCCATCTTTGGGTCATAAACTTCTGAAAGTCCAATAAGATATTCACATACTGAATTAATAAAACCAGTTAAATCAAGTTCTTCAATATCACTACCACCTAAACTATAACCACCTGTAAAACTAGGTCTTCCGTGTTTACCCATACAAACTTCAACAAACTTATCAATTAAATCATCAAGTGAACTATATGTTTTACCATACGCCTTATGTCTTGATAGTGATTTTGTTTGCCAGTGTAACACTCTGAACTGAGTTTGGGTTTCTAATAAAAATTTAACAACTTCCGAATTTTTCATAACAATATTTTATAATAAATATATCAATAAATGAAAAATGGAGGTCATTGACCCCCATTTTCAAATTCTAATTTTTGTTGACTCTTTTGGTCTACAAAACTTTGTATTCGTTGTTTTGCAATTTCACAATATTTTTCACTCAATTCAATACCAACCCATCGTCTATCATGAACAACTGCGGCTACACAACTGGTTCCTGAACCATTGAACGGGTCTAACACTACATCGTTTCTATATGATAATATCTTAATTGCCTTTTCAGGAATATCCATAGAGAACGTTGCCTTTGTTAATGAACGAGTATCGGCAAAGTATTTCCATTGTCCAAATACCAATTCCATAAACTCTTTTTTATCTTGTTCGGAATAAGCAACTTTGTTCTTTCCTTCTTCAGTTAGATAAGGTTCACCCTTCCATTGTGGTTCACCTTTAACCTTCTTGATATGAACTTTTTTATAAGCCAAGATGACACATTCTTTTGGGTTGTAGATATAAGGTGCGGATGGACTCATCCAAGAACCCCAAGCAGTTGTTTTACTTCTATGTGGTGAGTCTTCTTCAAGGTCCACAATACCGTAGAACTTAAACCCAACTTTCTTCATTACCTGATATAATTCTGAAGCGAAGAATACTCTACCACCACGAGCTTGTACATTAACTTCATATGGTATGTTAATAGCCATTCTTCCATCGTCTTTAAGTAAACGATACGCTTCCGTTAACCATTTTTCAGACCACACCCAATATTCATCCATAACAATCTCATCGTTATGTGTGTCGTATTGGATACCTACATTATAAGGTGGTGATGTTACAATCAAGTCAACCCAACCTTCAGGCATCTCACTCATCACCTCAATGGTATCACCATTCAGGACTCTGTTAATATAATTCTCAATCATTCTGTAATTTTTCTATCTTTTTTTCAATATACCATATCGCTTTCTTCAAGTCCTGAACTACGTTGTCTTTCTTACCAGCTCGTGATAGGTATTTGACCGCATTACCCAAATAAAAATCTTTATCTAAACCCCAAGCATCAATGACCTTGATTGCTTCATATGGATTATCCTCACCACCATAGTGTGATGGATGATTAACCATTTCTTTTTGTTCTGACATAATATTCTTTTCCATATTTACTTTCTTCAAGTATACCCTCACTTACAAGTTTTTCAATTCGTTTTCTTGTTTCATCGATTCCAACTCGTAGGATATAATCACAAATGTAATTGATATGAACTGGTTTTTCAAGTTTTCTTAACAGAACTTCATTCAGGTCTATATTGTTTCTCATACTCTTTAAATTTTTTAGCAACGTCGTTATTTGTGAAAATGATGGAATCAGCTTTGAGATAGTGATTAATAATAGTTAAATCTTTTTCTAAATTTTTAATTTGTTCTTCCCCTATTATTTTTTTGTTGAATCCCATATTACAAAAGTATTAATTTTTCTTTAGATTTACAATTGTTTTTTTCTGAACTATGTAACTTAATACCTTTCTTTTAAAGATTGGTAGGAGTGTATTTTCAAATGGTAGGTCGTTGGAAGACATTAATTCAAAAATAGGTAAACTTATATCTTGAGTTAATTCATTTAATATTGTTCTGATTACCTTTTTACTTTCCCCATCAAATATTAACTGAACCGCAAATTTACTGTCGTGTTTAACCGTATCAATACCACCAGTTGTATACTTCCAAATCCTTTTGTTGTTCCCATTAAGTGTAAAAAAGTAACCTCTTTCTAAATCCTGTTTCTTGTTTTCGTTGGTATGTTTGATTGAAACTGAATCGTATGTTAATGTCCAAAGAGCTTTGATGACATTAAAGTATTCAAAAAACTTTGGTCCGGCATATTTTAGAACCTTATTTAGTTCCTCCAACTCATCATCACCTAACTTTGGGATTGGTGTAAATTTAAGTTCATTGATTAGTATTTCATCATCAATGACTTCAAATTTTTTGTTAACTATGATGTATTTGAATTCCGAAGACATCACTTGTAGATTAGCCAAGTGTAATGACATTTCACTAAATAAGGGGTATAACTCAAACTTCTCAATCTTATCGTCACAGAACTTTAAAAAGTCCATCAACATATAATATTTGTGTTCGTAGTCAATTGGTTCTGTTAATAACCAGTCTGTCGTTAATCTGAAATGATTATTTTTTTTTGTTCTTCTTTTTCTTGGTTTGGTTTCCATTTTACCCTTCTATTTGTAAAATGTAATATGTTTCATCATTAAATTCAATAGTATCGTATTCACCATCGTAAGTGTTCAATGTGTGACCGATACCATCAGAACGAAGTAATCCTTCTTTGAATCCTTGTGTGTCTATATAATTCTCAATTTCCAAACCATAATTTTGAATTGTGGTCATAGGGTCATCAACCAAATCATTAACTAAATCTTCAACCTTATCCTCAATTAAATCTTCAGGAATAGTTTTATCACTATCTTTTAATTCATCCAACTCTTCATTTAATTCGTCATATTGTTCTTGTGATAAGTTCTCAGAATCTTCCAACATTTTATTAATCTCATCAATTCTTTCTTGAACTGCTGGGTCTGAATATTCAAAATCTTCCTCATTAAAAAAATCTTCAAGGTTTTCTCTAACATTACTTTCTTCATCTTCTCTGAAAGTTTCCTTAAGTTCTTCAACATCAATATAATCTTCAACAAAACTTTGATTAAAACCTTTTATTCCAATATCATCGATTAATTCATCAATTTTTTCATACGCTGACATGTGGGTGTCGTAATTATCACCAACCGCCCATCTTTCTTTTGATTCTTCTAAGTCGCCAGTTAACACATAGAAAACTCTCATATTATAATATTTGTAGGCGTAAACCAAGTTATATACGTCAATTCTTAGTTCAAGGTATTCAATTTCTTCTTCAACCGCCTCTAAATCCATCAGATTTTCATTATCTTCCGTTTTTCTTTCAATTTCTTCCATTCTTTCTTTTTCAGCGTAAAGTTGTTGTAACCTAGCATCATGATTAGGTTCTTTAGCTTCATAAAGACCAGAAGATGAAGTCAGAAACTCAAATAAAACATTTGCGGTAATCGCAATATCACTTGTTGCAGTTTCTAAATTCCATTCGTCCTCTTGTCGTAAATCGTTTTGTTTGGCTAATTCAATCTGTCTTTGTTTTTTGATTTGAATTTTTTGATACGGTGTCCCATATGTTGAAATATTATTGTATATAAGACCCTCAATAGAATTAACTAGTGTATATGATAAATCTAAACCACCATTAACTGTGATATTTGTAATGTTATTAGCATCCGTATTTCTCAGACTTAAATCACCATCAATAACAATTCGTTTACCTCTGAATTGTTTCATATTTTGAACCAATTTACCGTTATAATTAGTAAACTTTAAAAAATTAATATATTGCTCAGGTGTTATAACAACACTCTCTTGTCCTTCTTCCTCAACCAACATCTGAACAACCCTTTGTATTTGTGATATATCTATATTAACTCTCATGATAAAAATTATATTAATAAATATTAAAATAACTATATTATTTACTATTAAATCACATGTGGTAAATATTTATAATAAAATACCAACAATATGGGATGTGGATGTAAAAAACAAAACGCTTCACCTGAACAGGTGAAAAAGTTAAGAACTGAGAGTATTAAAAACGCAGTTCAAAGTACTATTGATAAGTACTACAATAAAAACAAGAAAAAGTAATAAACCTCTAATAAATTAAAAACAATGAAAAACAACAACGGTGGTGGTTGCGGATGTGGAAAATAATTTTTCCCGCAACATAAGAAAACTAAAAGGGGAATTTTTCCCCTTTTTTTATATTTATAATTATGGAATTTAAAATTTTCAAAAAATTAAACGAAGAAGAGGAAAAACCCGTACTAACAGGTTTCCAAAATAAGTTAATAAAACTTATTACTTTATTCCAAAACGGAGATGTTACTGAAGAGGATATTGAAAACGCTATGGGTAGTTTTGATAAATTTTTTGAGTTAATAATTAAATATAATTTAACACATTACATTGACCCTTTTAATGATGACTGGTCGGATTATCAAAATAAAATAATTTATCAATTAATACAAAAAGACCCAAATTACATCTATAAGATGATGGAAATGGAATTTTCAGATATAACTGAAATTGATGGGAAATATTATGTTGATTTAGAAGATTCTGGTGAACTGGCACAATTCTTTAGTAGTGGTAGAAACGATATTAGTGAAGATAGAATTGCCGAAATATTAAATGGGGATTATGATGGTTATTTTTATGATGACGTAACAGGTGATGAATTCAAAGATGTTTATGAAGAACTAGAACCAAAATATCAAGAAGAAATTAGAGGATACATCAAAGAAGATTTACTTAAAATTGGTAATTTATCAATTGATTATATAACTCCTGAATTAATAGAAGATTTAGCAAAAAAACAAGGTGATGAATCAAATTTAAAATTAAATGAAGAGATAATCACTAAACTTTTACAAGATAATGATTGCGTTGAATACTTTATAATGAACTTAGGATTAGATATAAGAAGTGAATTATATTCATTATACTCAAATTGTTATGGGTCGGTTTACGCTAACGAATTGTATGACTCACTTATAGGACAATTAGTCGGTGAGGTTATTGATAGTAAAAAATCAGAAGAGTATAAATACAAAAAACACGACTACAATAAAAGTACATCAACAGAAAGATGGGGTGTAAGATATGAAGTCACAAAAACTGCTCATTATAATATTAAACTTTGGTTTGAAAGTAACGTAAATAACCCATATGAAAATTTAAATTATTACGGAGGTTATATCAACCTACTTAAAAGTTTATTTGAAAGTGGTGATTTAAATTGGTTGAGTTCTGGAAGAGTTCCTGACTACCCCGATTTAGGTGACGTTAAAAAATGTCTTAATATTGAGTTTAATAGTTATTTCTAATAACAAATTTATTCAAGATTTGTTAATAATTCCTTAACACACTTTCAACATTTCATACCTATATATTGGTATGATTAGTTTAATTTTTATTCCAATATTTTTATTTTTTAACGTTTCTTTAGTCATCCGAGACAGAAAAGAATATTTTAAATACAATAGAAAATAATTTAGACTTTAACCTTTAAAATTTTAGTTTTAAAATTGGATATGGAAAAAGAGAGTTGTATTTTAAATCAGGAATTTGTTAATAAGTTCGCAGATTTCTTATGTCAAGAAATAAGTGATAATAACACTTATAAAACAAAACTATCAGTTGTTGATTGTAATAGTTTATTTATTATCAAAGGTTATACAAAGAATCCAAAAATATATGGATGTTACAATCTGACAGATAAGTTCATAGAACAAGAACAAAATAACTATTCTGATTTAACAGCTCTTAATCTTAAAACATTGGACATCATAGATTATGATACCAAAGACACAAACTTTGAGGATACAAAATTCGTATTTGAATATCCTGAAACTTTCACAACAAACAATCTATCATCAATAACCATACAATCAACATTCCCTCACGGTTATTCTAAAAACTATTTAGGTAATCTTTATTCTTACCTTTATAAAATCTCGGAGAAATCACAACCGTACTTTAAGTTCAGAAACATTAAATTGGAATTTGAAAGTAATGAAGGTAACCTGAAATTCACAAAGGTAAAATCAGATAGTTACTATAGTTCAGAACTTATCCTATCGATATTAAACGACAACTTTGAAGGTAAGGTATCAGATGACTACCAACTACCTTCTAAATTGTTCCTGAACGTTATTTAAACACGTTTAGAATAACCAACGATTTGGTAGAAGTCCCTCTCACCATCAATATATTGCTTAACCATCACCAATAGGTTTCTAAACATGAACGCCCCTGGTGTTTGTTTTTCACACTTGGAAAACAACTCAATAAACGAAATTAAAACTTCAATAGAATAATAACCACATCCTTGTAACTCAAGATACTTTGGTGTAAGTTTATTAACATACTGTAACTTGTAGGTATCTCTTGATGTTACACAATTAAATGGTTCGGTTTCATCATATATTTTTATCAGGTCATCAATAAACCCTTTAATAACATTCGGAGCACATTGTTTCTTAGCAATCAAATCAACAATCCAATGTGTATGTGATGGTGTCCGTAATCTCTTACCTTCTTCCTTATGTTTTACGATAAAATCTAAATCAGGACGAGCCCCTCTTCCACCTTGGTAGATAGCAATCTTCGATGTTGGGTCAACTTGCCAAAATGTCAAAGGGGTATGAACTACCCCTTTCTTTTTAAATGTTAGTTCCTTCATGGAACAAAACTACAAAATATTTTTGATAATTCCAACAGCTTCGTTTATATCTTGGAAATCTCTGTCGGGAGCAAATAACTTAGCATCTTCTGTCACAGTATCCACAATCATAAATGCCGGAACAAAATCGTTACCAGTAACTTCAACAAAAAGGTTATACTCCTCTTCGTATTTTTCAATGTCTCGCTCCTTAAACTTAATCTTATTTTCTTTAAGTTGTTTTTTGAACTCCACACACCAATGACATCCTTTCATTGTATACGCAACCAATAAATTAGCCATTAGTTTTCAATATATTCAAGGATTAATGAAGATACGGTCTGAGCTGGTTTTAATCCGACCATAGTATGAGTATCAACACCTTCTTTATAAAACTTTAAAACTGGAACATTTCTAACACCTAATTTCTTTGAGAAATCAATATCACTTTCAACATCAAACTCATAGATTGGTATATCAGTTCTGATTTTATTTAATTCTTCTGTTAGTTGACGGCACGGTAAACACCAGACCGCAAACATTTTTAATAAAAACGTTTCATTTTTATCTAATTTTTCTTTAATTTGTATTGAATTTATTTTTTCCATATTATTAAATATTTTTCCACCTACGATTATTTCGTAATTCACTAAATAAATTATATCTTATTTCAGGATATTTTTCTTTTAGTTCTTTATTTGTCAAACCTTTGTTTATTTCTTCTTTAATTTGTTTTATGGTTTCAATACCCACTTTGGAATTATTTCTAACTTTTTCTAACATATTTTTCATTCTTTTATGTTTATCCTGTTCAGTTAATTTATCCCAACTTTTTTTTACCGATGTTTTTCTTTTCAGTTTTTCAAATTCAGCATTTTCACCATATAACACATCATATGTTTTACCTTTATGTGAATTTCCATTTTTAGTATTTTCTGATATTTTTTTTCTAATTTCTTCAGAATGAGTATACCCTAAACAACCATCACCACCTATAGTAGAATTAAGTCCATTTTTAAATGTATCATATTCTTTTATGTAATATTTTTCTCTATCATACATAGTTTCCATTTCACATTCTTCAATCAAAGTTATGATAAAATTTTCTTTACCATATTTTCTCATTGAATTATATAATTTTGAATTATTGTTACTACTAAAACAACGATAAACATGTTCTTTGAACCTTTCTTCCATTTTACCAATAGTACACCCAACATAATTTAGTCCATTGGACATATTAGTAATTTTATATATTTTACAATTATCAGACATTTTAAATACTATATCTATAAATATCACCAAAGAGCGTAAATTACAAACTTTTACTTTCCTTTTTTTGTTTCAAAAGTTGAGTTAAGAAGAACTTAACCTCACTCAACTTGTCAGCGTTATAATATAATTTTACTTTATACTCAACCCCATCTGCTTTAGATAAATAAATAAAACTACCATTAGGTAGTTTACATATTAAGTCGGAATAAACCTCACCATCACTATACATGATTGAGTTGATAAAAACTTTTTCTATGTTATCTCTTTTTAAAAAATCATTAGGTAAAAGATTGTGCCCATCAGATAACTGAAGAATTGATAAAAGTCCTTCTTTATCCAACAATCTATCCTCAAATAGAAATATCTTTTTTTCGTTTACCATTCAAAGTCAATGTAAGGTAAGTCGTCTCCGATGTCAATTGAATTTGTTAAATGTTCCCAGTTAAGTTGTCCATTTTTATCAAAAATGAAGTTATACTCTTTTCTTCCACCACCAGTAACAAACTCAGCAACAGGATTACCCCACACTTCATTAGAGATACTTTTTAATCTATTATCCAATATAGAAATTGCATCATTCCAACTATCATCCAATAAACCATTAAATCTTCCAAGTGTCTGAACTCGTTTGAATATAACTGGTTGTTTATTATTCGTACCAATTGAAGGTCTATATTCAATTGACGCTCTATCACCATTCTCTTTACGAAGTGATATAATTAATGATGAAGGTCTATCTTGATAAGTTCTTACACAATTAGATTGGTGTACTGACTCATCAACATATTCTTCACTACTTTGTAATACAATAGGGTTAAATGTAATTTTATCACTTGTTATGATTGGTTTTGATACTCGTTCAACAAATTCATTAGAGTATTGTCTTGAGTATCTTCCTGTGATATAAAAGTCAACTTTGTCCGACCAAATAGTATGTTCAGCATTAAATTCTTTTAAAGTTTTAGACATCCATTTAACCGGCTCATTTCTTGAGATGATATCAAAAAATCTTACGTGGTCATAAAAAGTATGAGTAGATAAATTATGGTCGGTTTTAGATAATAAGTAAATCTGATAAGAATTACTCATATCCCTTTTACCGAAATTTTCAAAATAATGTCTTACAGGTTGAAATGGTGATTCGTCAGTTTTAGTACTAAAAATAATACACAATTCTTCTTCAGGTCTTTGTAAAATAAAATCTCTACCAAAGACATCCATCAACATTTTAATACTTTTGAAACAAGGATTTTGAACTTTATGTAATACTTTTTTAATTTTCTCTGAACTTACATCGTTTAATTTCATATAAGCATCAACCATCTTAAATCCGTATTTCTTATAGTCTTTTTTAATTGGTTTTGGATATACATTGTAATACCCTCTCCAATTGTCAGGTTTCTTAACACCTTGTTTATCCAACAAACATCCAAATAAAGACATCGGTAACTCAATGTAGTTTAAAACTTTTTCTGCTCCAATTTTAGATAAAAACACATTAATACCTTCGGTAATTTCCAAATTATATGTTTTGGTATCATCTAACCCATTCATAAATGAATGATAACCATCTGTAGTTAACGATATCGGGAATGAGTTTCGTCTAACAACACTACCTTTACCCTTACCTCTTTTCTTATGGTATTCAGTGTTTTTACCAACCGTAAAAATATTGGTTTTCTTATTAAATGTAATGTAGTTTAGTTTGGTACTTTTACGAAAAAATACTTCTCCAGCCTTTCTGTGTTTTCCACAATAGAATACTTTTAAACAAACCTTATCTTCATTCTCCTCAACAACAAAAGTACTTCTAAAAACAGTTACATCACAAAGAGGATTACCATAATTTTTTTCAAACTCCTCTTTATCGTTATTAACTGATTTATCAAATGTATAAACATAATGCTTACCGTCAAAAGACTCTCTCGCATGATATTTATTTTTCAAACCAAATGGTTCTACAAGAATACTATCAGTAATCTCCCCCACCGAATTGTAGGGGAGATAGTGACCGACATAATATTTTTCGTTGATGAGTGTGAATAGGTTGTCCATTAGCAAAATGTTTCAGCTAGCTCCCAAAGTTTTGTGTTAATCATGTTATCCATATTCAAGGATTGGATACCCTTTACTGAACGAGTGTTACGTCCTTGTTGTTTGATGAACCCTCCACGGATTAACTTCTCTTGTACTACGTTAAAGGTGGTCCAAAGGTTATCATCACTATCACCATCACGAAGTGGGTCAATGATTGTCTCCAAAGTTAGAGTTGAGATATCCTCGGTGTTCTTCCAACGGATACCAACCGCCTTAGATACAAAGTCAATCTTTCTTTCAGTATCCATAGTCACTTCCATCATACGGGTTACTGACTTTTGAATCTTTGGAGTGTTCAATACGAACTGCTCAGTAATTAATTCAACATCACTCATACTCAAGTTCAAGTGAGTTTGTTTCATGTCCCCGAAGGTTGATACAGGAACAGTTAAACCATTGCTACATACAAGTCGGAATAAACCAGCACCTACTTGGAGAGTTGAAGTTCCGTTGTGTGAGTTGGTGATTACCGCCTCTAATAACGAGTCACCTACTTGTGGAAGTTCTGCATTACGAAGACGAACTTGGTGTTTACCAAATGAGCTCTTACCCACTTGTTTTGCTCCACTTACTTGCCATCCGTTTTGGATGAACTTGTCTACTACATCAATGGTAGGAACCATGGTGTAACGGTCAGACAATTTTGAAAGTTTTTCAGTTTGGAATAATGCTGGTACTGTTGTTCTTAAATCTTGTAGGTTCATAGTGTTTATTGTTTTATTTCTACAAATATAGTAAACTTTTTTAGATGTGCAGCATATTTATTTAGAAAATAACAAACTATGAAAAAACTATTAGATATTTCTTCTGAAGAAAGAAACAGAATCCTTGAAATGCATCAAACTGCAACAAGAAAAAATTATTTAACTGAGGCACCTCAACAAACAGCGTCTCCTCAACAAGCTGCTGGAAAGGCAACGTTTAATCCATCAACACGTTTGATTTTTACTGGTAAAGATGGTCGCGTATATGGTATTAACGTAGCATGGACTGATGACCAGGCTAAAATGAGACAGTATAGTGAAATGATTAAAGGTGATGAAATGAGTAAATATGTTAACGTGGAAATACCAGATGGAACTTATAACTCAGGTGATAAAGCTTTTGGTAGTTTTTATTTATTAAGTTACGAAATAGGTCAATACGCAATGGGGGGTAAGCCAGGTATGATATCATCATTTGCATTTACTCCAGACCCTAATTGGGTTAAAAAATACGGTCAACCTGTAGTAACTTTAGATTATTCTAAACCAATCCTTGGGTACAAAAATTCAGACGAAACAAAAGGATACATTGGTGGAATGCCTGTAAGCAGAACACCTGGACCAACACAATTTGTCTTACATTATACCACCCCAACGAAAAAAATTGATGTTTCTTCGGATTCAGGAGAAAAAGCAGTGTTAATTGGAACTGCAGTAATCAAAACTAACGATACTGATAATCCCGAAAAGAAAATCTATTTAAAGGCTAAAGTTGGTACTCAATTCGGTGTTCCAAAAACAGCACCAACATCTGAACCAACTCAAGTAACTTCAAGAACATAATTAATTAACAAAAAATAATAAAAAAATCTTTGGGTGACCAAAGATTTTTTTTTATTTAATTAATTTACTACACATACATTAAAATCTGTAAACTGATACACAATAGTACTTTCTTTAATGTCATGAAAGTAAGTGTAAAATACAGTATTATTAATATTATCAATAACTATTTTAACAAGTATTTCATTATTAGATTGATTTGAATTATAATCATCAATGAATACAATTTCAGTAACACCATTTTCTTCAGTAAAAGATTTTAAAACTCTAACACCGTTAGTATCACCATTTACAAAATTAATAATATTATCATCCACATTAATTGAATACGAACCATTAACCTCGAATATATCAAATTCTAACTCTTTATCTTTTAAAACTTCAGCATATTCAACTTTACCCGGGCTTCTAAAATATTTCATCTCAGAAACATTAATCAAAATAGTTTGAGAAAATACAAGAAGACTTGAGACTGAAAACAAAAAACTCAAAATTAACTTTTTCATTGTGTTTAAGTATTAAAGGGTTTGTGACTAATTCTTTTACAAATATAGATGTTTTTTTTCATCTACCAAATTTTTTTTCATCAATTTAGAAAAATAATTCCATAATTTGTTTTGATAACAGGAGTCTTAATCTCCATTGGCTTAATAGTTTTGTTTGTCTCATCGTACATACCCACAACAATATCAATAAGTTGTTGCTGGGTAAGGATGAGTTCCAAACCATTTTCAACATTCTCGTAAACTTTTTCTTTAATTCTTTTATAGAATTTGGTTTTCTTAAGTTCCCCAATTAAGTCAATCAAATCGTTGGGGTTCTTTTCAAAGAACGTAATCAATTGATTTAAGTAAATTTCCGCATCCACATTTTTCATAGGCTCTAAGATTAGGAAACAAAGATATAACTTATTTATTAAACTACATAATAATAACCATCACCTTCCTCATGTAAAACATCTTTAAGTTCTTCAGGAAGTTTAACATTACTTCCACTTACATTCAAGAAACCTAACATAGGTAAATCTTTAACACAAGTTGGGATAGTCGTTAACTGAGGGTTGTTTGGTAAAGCAAGTAATAGTAAACTAGTCAAATTACAGATACTATTAGGAACAGATTTAACCATACCACCTAATAAAAGTGTTTGTAACTTATCAAATCTTCCAATACTTTCAGGAACTTCAAGAGCAATTGTTTCTTTAATGTTCTTTGAAGTTTGGATGATTAATTGTTCCAAGTCATCTGGTAGGTTGTCAAATAATTCTTTAAATCCATATAATCCAACAAACTTACCAGCCGAAGATTCAGGATAAACAATATCAACTCTCTTACCATTTTCTTTCGCTAATCCTTTAGCAAATTCAGGTTTGAAGAACTCTTTAAGTTCAGCCAACTTACCTTGTAGCATTTCAACGATATTCACATTTCTATCGTTTCTATCCATAAACTGATTAGATTGGAAGTGCCATTGGTATCTTTCAACAGGAAGACCTGATTTCTTACCCAAGTCAGAACTGTTATTAGGTAGAATTACATATAATGGTCCTTGTTTGATATAAGTGTTAAAGTAACTTAAACCAGGTGATGATGTACACCATCTTGTTTCACCCATATCAGGTTCGTGATAACCACCAAAGAAACAAGCCGCGTTCTTACCAAGTTCACTTTGGTCTTCAATCTTAACTACAGTCCAGTTTGGCCCTTTAAATGCAATCGTTGAACCAGGGTATTGGTAAGTTGATTTAGCTTCTTCTTTTTCTTGTTTTGTTCCTTTTGTTTTTTCTAACTTAAAGTCCTTAACCGCATCAAATAATGTATCAACAGTCAATTTATTAATATCTCTTTTGTCAGCTTCTAATTGACCTTTGAATCTCTCAAACTTCTTTAAGTCGTCAGTAACCTTGTATAAATCCTCAAGGTATAAGTCACGATATCTTTTAACTAATTGTTTATATTCAGGTGAACCAACTTCAACATCCGCTCTTTCATCACTAAATGATGGTTTTAAGAAATTCTTTAATATCCAGTTAGTATACTTACCAACCTTAACAATTTCCATTTGTTCAGGCGTTAGACTATCAATATTTTGAAGTAAACTTTGCGGAGCTCTTGTTGTAGGGTCAGCAAAGATAATAGTTCTCAATGTTTCAAAAGGGATTTTACCAGGTTCAGGTTTTCTACCACCTTTGTCAACTAATTTATCATATAGAAGGTTAAATCTTGAATCTTCTAAGATAATGTTTTTTAAAATATTAGTAAATTTCATTTCTAAAGTTTTTATATAAATATATCAATAATTCATAATTAATAGTTCTTCCCCCATATTTTGTGCCTTTCCTTTCTTCGCCGCAGCAGCTTTAGCAAATTCTTTCTTCTCCCATTTGTATCCCTCCTTTGGGAACCACTCATTCAACAACTGAAAATCGTAGTAAGATAAACTAAACTTACCCTGAATTCCTTTTAAACAATCTGCTAATCTTTCATGGTCAGTACTATCAAAATCGTGGTTTGAGTAATAGTTTTCAGTCCTATAATACGGCGGGTCAACATAAAAGTATGTTGTCGGGCTATCAAACTCTTTAATAACATCTTCAAAATCACCTAATCTAAACTCCGATATTCTATTGAAATGTTCCACCCAATCAGGTTTAGATAATTTATCTCTAAAGGTAAGATATTTTGACTTATACTTACCTTTCAAATCAATAAAACTTGATGTCTCAGGTTTTGAACCACTGAAAACCTGTGTTAGAACATAAGCATACTTCGCTGCAACATTATAATCAGGATAGTTAATTGTTAAACCATGAGAGAAAATTTCCTTTTGAAACTCATTAAATTGTTCTTTATAAATTGGTGGCGTTACTTCCACACCTTGTTGTTGACACGGAATGTTATTAATTACAGACAAAAGAGACTGAGGGTCCTGAAGACACATAAACAAATTATAGTTCAAAGGATTGAAGTCGTTATAAACAACTCTTTTAAGATTTGGGTATTGTTTCAAATCCATGTTAAAAAAACACCAAAACATACCACCAAATGTTTCAACATACGTTTCCATATCTGTTGGGTAGAATGGGACAATCCACTTACCTATCTTACTCTTACCTCCAATATATGACAGCATAACTTTTTTCGTAAATATAATTCTAATCTTGGTAGATATCAACCTTTTTAAATCTTTTACGCGAATACTCCTTACCGCATGGTACAACTTTTGTAATCATATTCCGTCTCACAATTTGAGCAACATGACGAAGATTTAGTGGTAGTATTTCCTGTTTCATACGACAAAGATATAACAAAAAAAGTTTAAAATATATTTTTTTATTCAGGATATTCTATTTATATTTGTATTCAAGTTAAACGAATGGGGTCAACTTAATAACCCAACCAAATCATTAAGTCGGAATTGAACCCCGGTGTGTTCAAAGGCAAAAGCCTCAACCGTTAGGTGAAAAAGATAAAAACCCTCATTACATCGGATGTTTTGGGGGTTTTTATTTATACGTAAATTTGGAAATCGTTTTTACCTGTTGTGTAAAATCTTTTCTTACGAATTGTCGTAACAATATTAATTTGGAAATTATAACAATCTTGTTCTTCTAAATTGGTAACAACATTCAAGAATGGATAATCTTTTTGTGAAACGACTATTGATGAATCTTGTCCCAACTCACCTTCTTTAATACCATCTAATATTTCAGGTAGACCTAAGTTTAATACATTTAATATTTCATCATTAGTAATCACTTCATCTTTACCATGTCTAAACCTTTGGGTATTACCATGTGATGAAGTTTCAATAGATACTTTAACTTTAATGTCACCAAAAAGCTTTCCAATCCTTTCTTCCTTTATTATGTTTTT